AAAATTTTTATATGGAGCATTTACTGCTATTTGATATAAAGACGTTTTAGTATAAAGAGTGCTTGGATCTGTGTAAGAAATATCAACCAAATAACTTCCAACTGCGACAGCGCCTGTTGGTAATACAAATTGATAATAATATAATCCTACATCTAATTTAACCATACGTGCTGGATATCCTGTAGCTAAATCAAGATCTGGAAATACCAGTCGAGTTACTGTGGGGTAATGACTACTAGTAATATACCCATCTATATTGGCATTAACATATCCATCTATATTTTGAGATATAAAAGTATTAACAACGGTATCAACAAGATAACCATCTATATATGCCGCAACGTATCCGTCGATGGCTCCAAATGCATAACCGTCGGACCCATTAAAATAACCATCTAAAAATGTATTATCTGCTCGTTCGCCGTTAATATCTAATATTTCTAAAAATATAGTCGCAGTTTGACCGGGCGAATAAGATAAAGTTTGCAACATATCTAAATGCTTAATTATCACATATTTTAGTTAGCTGATTGTCCAGAATTTATTATTTTAATAGGTTTTATAGGTGTTGTTAATTTTGTTCCAGATTTTCCAATGGCGGGCGAGGTCGTCACTTCAGGTATGGGTTCTGGTTCGGGAGGCGGCGGAACGATTGCTTGTATTAAAACTGGCACAATTGCGCTGGCGATTTGATTACCAGATCTCATAATAGCGGGATGAATGAATATTTCGGACGGTATAACAAGAGGAAGTTCTTCTGGCAATATAGGAATATTAGAGTCCGTTATTAATTTTGGTCGTATCGGTTCGGCAAGCCCTATGCCGGAATCCATTAAATGCGGAGGATTAACTATTAACTTATCTCCTAAATAATTTACGATATAAGCATTTGTTATAGATATTCCGTTTATGGTGGCTGAAATAGTAAGAAAACCATTAAGATTAGCCATCATATTTGCTTCGCCATTGGATATGGAGAATAATGGACCATTACCTCCTAATAATCCAAACGCGGTTGCTGCAGAAGATATTTGTGCCGTAATGAATGCGTCACCAGTTATAGATGCATTTGAAATAGATGTATTCTCTACCGTTGCGCTTATATCAATGAAACCTGTTATTGATACCGATGTAGTTGCAGCATTTGTCACTTGAGCTGCAAGATCACCTATACCTACTAATGTTGCGCTAATGGTTGAACTTCCAGATGATAATGATGATGTGCTTATACTTATAATAAACGAAGCGTCTGAGGTACCATTTATTGTGCTTGCGATGTCGCCTGTACCATAAACATTAGCTTCGATAGCAGAAGCGCTTGCAATAATACTTGCAACTGCGCCAGCGCCAAATAAATTAGCAGATACGGTTGATGATGATGTAACTATAGCGGTTGAAGCCGGTGTAGCGAGGACAGTTGATGTACCTGTGATCGTGCTTGCAATCGCTCCGGCTCCAAGAATATTTGCGGCGACAGTTGCGGTACCAGCAATTGAGCTGGAGAAAATTCCGTTGCCAAGAAGAGTCGCGGCAGTCGTAGCAGTTCCAGGAATGGTTGAAGCAAAAGAGCCAGATCCTAATAAGGCTGCGGCGACAGTTGTAACACCACTTATCGTAGCATTAATAGCATTGGTAAGATCGGCTGTAGTCGTAGAGATACCGGCGATAGTACTAGCAATGTTTCCAGTACCAAGAAGATTTTCTGTTGTAGTAGAAGTGCCAGCAATGGTGCTTGTGACAAGACCTCTGCCAAGTAAATTAGCGGTAGTCGTAGCTGCGGACGCGGACGTTGCCGATATTGCTCCAGCTCCCAAGGCAGCCGCAGTAATTGTTGATACTCCAGAAATAGTGCTAGTAATATTTCCGGTTGCAAGTAAGTTAGCGGTAATGGTCGCAGAACTATTTATTGTAGCCGCAATACTTCCTGGATCAGCAACATCAGCAAGATCTGCTGTTATTATGGCTGATCCGGAAATTATACTTGTTATAGCGCCATTACCAAATAGATCGGCAGAGATAGAAGCCGCGCTCGCAATAGTACTTGCAAAGGTGCCGGAGCCAAGTAAATTGGCGGTTGTAGCGGATGCGTTAGCAACAACGCTTGCGACATCGCCTGCTCCCAATAAATTTGCGGAGGCTGTCGAAACGTTTGTAATTGTTGAGGCAACTGAACCAGATCCATTTATATTGGCGGTAATCGTAGATGAACCGGCGATGACACACGCCATCGCACCAGTACCTTTTATGCTGGTGGCATCAGAAGTAGCAATACCATTGATTGTAGCGCTTATTTGCGTTACATCATTATTAAGAAAGGTATATAAGCTAAACGAACCAAGACCACCCGGCATACTACTCCTTTATTATTGTTTAAGAAGCCAATCGTACCCCAGGCATCTCCTTACTCTAAATCCAATTCTATTTCATTCCAACAAGCATATGGCGTAAATAATGGTGCTGTTCCAATAGCATAAACAACTATTCCTAATCCCTGTCCTGGTGGTAATATAATACGACCCCTTACATCATAATTAATTGCTGCACAATTAAGTGCGGTTATATTTGCTCCATCAAATTGAGCAACCTGAAACCACCTAGCATTAGTTGCTGGAGTTGTAATTGCAGCGCCGGTCTTAACGATAGCCTTACTATTAGGTCCGCCATTTGATGCATTTGTAACGACCATACCTGCATTATTTGCTCCGGTTAAAGCTGGAGATTGAAAAATACATGCCGCAACAGTAAATCCACGAGAGGCTGTTAAGACTCCGGAAACAAGAACGGCTCCAAGATGATCGAACACATAAGATTTGGTTGCATCGCCATTCCATATTGTCCAATTTGGAGTTAAAACTGCCAAAGCTCCAAGAGGAGCTAATCCGGTAACTGCCGCGTTGCGTCCTAAAAAGAATCTTTTTCCTGCTCGGGTCATTTCTGTACCTTCAGATTCAACGCAAGTCACAGCTAAACTTTCAAGTCCAGTAGCTCTGATATTGATTGCAGATAATCCAGATTTACCAATTATAAACCTGCGAACTTTTGCTAAAATTTCCATTCCCATAGTTTATTCCTTTATTCTAAATCTAGATCCAATTCGGACCACATTGCTACTGGTGTAAATAATGGAGTTGCCGTTGGCGTTGCATAAACAACTATTCCAAGACCTTGACCTGGTGGAACGATTATGCGACCTCTAAGATCATAATTGATACAAGCGATTGTAAAAGCAACCGTATTTGTAGTTTCACTTCTAGCAACTGTAAACCAAGTTGGAGCGGCTGGAGTCGTAATAGTTACGCCAGTTTTAATTATTGCTTTGCTTGTATAACTTCCGGCGGAACAACTTTGCACGACCGTGCCTGCAACGCTTGGAGCACCAACTTGTGCGGGCGCCTGAAAGATGCAGGCATCTACTATAATACCACCAGGAGCCGTTAAAGCGCCGGTACTTGTCATTATAGCTCCGATATGATCAAAAACATATGATCTGCTCGTATCATTATTCCAAATAACCCACTGTGGCGCAGTTGTTACTTGAGTTGCTGTAGAAACAATTCCGGTCGTCGCGGCATTTTGTCCTAAAAAGAATCTTCTTCCAGCTCTAGTTATTTCTGTATGCTCTGGTTCAACGACCGCGATAGCAAGACTTTCTGTACCGGTTGCACGAAGTGAAGTTAAAGATAGTCCGGCTTTGCTTATCACAAATCTCCGAACTTTTGCTAACATTTCTATTGCCATTGATTACTCCAAATCCAATTCTATTTCTTGCCAGACTGCATGTGGAACAAATAATGGAGTACCAGTCGCAGTAGTATAAACATTAATTGCAAGCCCCCATTGAGGAGGAAGAATTAAACATCCCTCCAAATCTTCATTTATAGCGGCAATAGTTGGATTTGTGGTAACGCCAATATTAGCCCCATCACTCTTGGTGACGGTATAATAAACTGGCGCTGCGGGAGTAGTTATTGTCAATGCTGTAGCTTGTGATTGTACAATTGCTTTGCTTGCCGGACCACCATTTGACAATGATGTAACTACCATATTTGCTGTATTAGCTCCAACACGAGCGGGCGCTTGAAAAAATGCAGCCTGAACTATAATTCCAGATCCTGCCGTAAGAACGCCTGAAGTAATCATTGCTCCAAGCTCAGAAAAAACATATGCTTTTGATGAATCATTATTCCAAATTGACCATTGTGGCACCGTAGTAACTTGGGCAACAACAGAAACGCGTCCGGTGGTCGCTCCGGCAACAGATACGGTATAGCTTCTTCCGGCTCTAGTAATTTCACTATGATATAGATCTACTTGCGCGACAGCTAAACTTTCTGCTCCAGTTGCACGAGCAACGATTGGTGACATTCCGGCTTTACCTGCCACGAAACGTCTAATTTTTGCGATTATTTCTACGCCCATTGTATTACTCCAAATCCAATTCTATTTCATTCCAACAAGCGGTTGGAGCGAATAATGGAGATGTGCCAGTTCCTGAATATACGGCTAAGCCTAATCCTTGTCCTGGTGGAATGACGATACGACCTCTAAGATCATAGTTTGCCATAGAAACTGAAAGTGCTGCGGTGTTAGTAGAATCTGTTTTGGCTACCGTAAACCATACCGGAGCCGTAGGTCCAGTTATGGTAACGTTCGTTGTAACGATGGCGCGGCTCGAAGGTCCTCCGTTAGAGGCAGATGCCACGCTCATGCCCGTCGCGCTCGACCCAGAACTTACTGGAGCTTGAAATAGGCAGGCATCAAGTATCGCGCCGGCAGCTGCCACTCCTGAAACGAGAACGGCTCCAAGATGGTCAATGACATATGATTTATTTGAATCGGCATTCCAAATAACCCATTGAGCGGCAGTTGTTACTTGAGCGGCAACAGGGGCAATTCCAGTGACAGCCGCATTTCTTCCTAAAAAGAATCGTCTTCCAGCACGAGTCATTTCTGTGCCCTCAGATTCTACCATAGCAACGGCAAGACTTTCTGTTGCGGTAGCACGAACTGTAATTGGAGATACTCCCGCTTTGCCAACAACAAAACGACGTATCTTTGCGATCATTTCCATTCCCATAGTATTCTCCTAAGATTACGAATCTTCTAATTCGTCTAAGTCGTCTTCATTAACTGTATTATCTAATGCCATCAAGATCATTACTAAAATCTTATTTTGTTTAACAAACAGTTCTTCAAGTCTTTGAGCATAAACTGGAAATGGATTTTCTTGAGAAACCGGACCATCAGATCTGTCAAGCGAACCAATATATATTTTGGAAACTGGAACTTTAGTTCCACCACCAACGCCCTGACCGGTGCGAATATCTTCATCTTGAATAAGATCGCCGCCGATACCGGTATTTAATCTAGTTCCGTCAGCCATTACCTCTCCATTAGATTACAAGATAATAGCAAAATATTCACCGAATATTACTAATTTTAGAGCTGTATTTTAAATTCTAAATTATCAGATTCATCACAATTATCACGAGCACAATAAACGAAGACAAGCTTTGTTATCTCATCTTGCATTCTGATAATTGACACGGTTTTACTTTTTTTAATTTCTTTATGAGGCGGCGGAGTCTCTAAATGTGCCCAAATAACTTTAGCCATATTAATAAAGGCGGTTATACCTTCCATTTTATCTTGAAATTTAAGAGAGGTGACAGCTGTTTTACGTCTAGGTCCTGACATAACGTGATAATGCATAATGATCTCTTTATGATTTAGTTATCATTCGTTTAACGGTCGGTGCCGAACAATTATATTTTAATGCTATTGTTTGCATAGATACGCCTTGTCTAGCTAACTCTTTCCAAAATTTTAATATATCGGCTAAGTATATGATATTGCTGTTAATCTTCCGTGAAGGCAAGTTGATTTATAGCAAATGATGGCGTAATATTCGCGCTAACAATCAACTGGCTCGATAAAGCTCCAGAATAAAGTAATTTACCGGCTCCGCCAGATGAATCTGTTCCTGCTCCAACATACGTTATTGTGGCTCCTGTAATGCCACATTGTGCGAATGTGACGGCAGCAGCATTAGCCGCTTGGGTTGGAGCGGTACCTGAAATAGTCCAACCGGCGCCAGAACGAGCCACTCCAACACGAACATAATTGGTATAAGCCGTTTCGCTAGTTGTTTGAATGCCAGTTTCACCCGGATCGGCAGTATGCAAACTAATAAAAATGGAACCTGCGGTAGTAGTTGCTCTTAAGCCTGCCGCATCTCCGATTAATGTGGATGCTGTGTTATTAAATACTAATAAAAGTAAATCTGATTCCCAGGTATTGGTTTTAGACATTAGTGCTCCATCAATCTTCTATGATATACAATTATATGATAGAATCGCTGCAAAAATCAAAATTTACTGTAATTTTATCATATTATGATATAATTTGAGAGGTAAGAAATATTTATTTCTAAATTATTAATAATATGACAAAATCAAGATTTTCTGAACAATTTTGGATATCTAATATATCTAATATGAACGTTAGCCTAACAGATTTGGGGCTAACTATACCTGCTCATAAAACTGTAAATTTATTAGATAAAAGACACTATTCATTTAGTAAAGACGAATTGATTCTCTCCGCTACTTCTGGCTCACTTTTTAAGAAAAATAGTAAATTAAAGGTAAGAAAAGTTCCACCCATTATAGAAAGAAGACAAATAATAGAAGTGGATTTTAATGCGGTCGTACCTTCTCGAAGACGTTCTATTGTGCAAATAGAAAATATACGCTATGAAGAATTAGATTTATCTGATGATTTATTTGCCGAACAATCGGCTGACTTAACTGATGAAAATTATCCACCCAAATAAGGTAAAGTGATGACACAAGCTAAAGTAACAGAAGAAATATCGAATACTGATGAGCCTGATGTGGAGGTTCCAGAACAGCTGCTCAAGGACTATCAGGAATTAAATAAAAAACTTGAACAAACAATTATTAAAATTCATAAACGAAAAGCGCTCGTTAAACTTGTAAAATAATCCTTATGGCTACTGATAAAAATAAAGATTACGATACATCGTCTGCTAAACTTACATCAGCAGATTTGCAAGCTATTTTAGAAGTAAATAAAAAGGCTATTGAAATTCACCTTGAAGTTGAAAAACAATATGAAGAAATTTTAGAGCATCTCGTTCATTGTAAAACTAAAATAGATGAGATAGATAGGTATCTCTTTAAATTAGTAATTGCCTTAAGCAGTATTGGTATCAGCGCAATAGTTGGTATTATACAGTTATTTTTAAGTCATAAATAATTATTTTTGTTGCTCTAAAACTTTAACATTAGTGGCTTTTGGCTGCCCCTTATGATTGGTGCCAATTTCAAAAGATACTACTTGCCCCTTATGTAACATTTTAAAGCCTTCCATACTTAAATCTGAATAGTGGCAAAAAAGATCAACTTGTTTGATATCATCTTTACTCCAATCAATAAAGCCTATTCCCAGCTTGTTGAACCATATCACTATACCCTGATACACTTTTTTATTATCTTCCATTTTATTTATTTCCTTTTAATAAATTTGCTTTTGATGAAAGTGGTTGTAAATTACTTAACTTCCAACATTCTATAAATTTAGAATCACTCATAGAGTTATATATAAATCTTGATTGTGGTATAATATGATCTAACTGCCAAGTCCAAGTGGCCGGCTCGCTATCATTCCATTTATGAAGTCTATATGACCCGTAATTATCCCAATTCATCCACGGCTCAAATAATAATTCTAAATGTTTACATAATTCAATAAAAGAATATGGCAAATATCTAAAAATAGATTGATTATTTTTTCTTGCGCCATTTTTATGTAATGCTTTATTAATCCCGCCAGATATTTGATTTCGTAACCTAAATACAGGATCTATTATATATCTATTAGCAGCATATTTATTATTATTTTCTATAATAATTTCTTTATTATTAATATACCATTGTTGAGATTGCTGACTTTTCTTATCTTTATTAAGAATATAATATTCTTTATCATATTCTTTTTTATGAATTGTATTTTTAATATACCAAGATTTGGCTCTTTCTAAATTTGGGAGTGGATTATTTTTATAATTTTTTTTTGTTTTATTTAAAATTTCTTGTCGATGTAATATATAATATTGTTTTTTGTATTCTTTAATACAAGGCTTACATCTATTCATTTTACCATCTTTTGATGATTTATCGCAACTAAATTGAATAATTAATTTTTCTTGCTGACAAGAGCTGCAAATCTTACTCATTCTCTTACCTTTATTTTATTATTTTATTACCAACAATTAATTCACCAGGATCACTACTTAATAAGCGATGTATTTCTATATTACCCATTACACTAATAGCTTGTAATTCTTGCACATTGGTGCAATTATTCATTAATTTATCATATTTAGCAAATAGCTCTATGACATCACCCTCGCAGCCTAAACTACGGGCGATTTCTAACATATTTTTACGCGTTTCGTATTCTGATAAAATTTTCTTTGACATTCTTACCCTATATCTTATATATCACCGAATTGTATTTTATTATTAACGTATTTGCCAGGCTCTAACAGAAACTACCGCAGAGCTAGAACCTACTTTAAGCCAAATTTTAGATAACACCCTATTTAAATAAGTCACTTGGGATAGTCCAATTGCTGTGGAAAGCTCTTCATGAACGTTAAATCCATCATAACTTAATTGAACAGCTACAGAAGGACCTTCATTAATTATGATAAGTCCATATGTAGAAAATGGAATTAAAATATCTTGACGATAACCGTCATTTGGATTTCCAAATGCAGTACTAGATACTGTAACTTTTTTATAAAAATCTGGGGGCAATTGATTAGTAATGCGATAATCTACCATTTAACTCTCAAAATCTATACGAAAATATTATTTACCAAATACTATAGCTGTTGAGATAATGTCTTTTTTAGTAGCCATATCGTTGCCTATTGTGCCGGGGGTTGTGTGATTTGTTTTGGGCTCATCTAATACAGATGTAGCAATCATTGATGGACGAATAAGGTGAGTGGCATCTATGGTCGCACCAGCTGAGTTATCGGTAAGTTTTCCAATACCTCTAATAAGTATAGATCCAGCCGTAATGGTGCTGTCAAGAATAATTTGCCCACTATTACAATCAATAGATACATAACCATCCATAGTTTTATTTTTAAGAGTAATTCCGCCGTTATAATTACGAAGAGAAAGGGCAGCCGCAACATTATTAAAATCTATAATGGGCGTGCTTGCTCCGGGGATCCCGCTCCAACAATTTAAAATATGAGCGTCGCCTCCTAAAACAATTGTTCCGGCAAGAACACAATCTTCGATAAATCCATCAACATAATTGAGATTAGTAATAAGGCAATTTTTGATATGCGATCCTCCATCCAACGTACCGCTAATACTTGCATCATTAAATTCACAATTTAACACACTAGCCGCAGGATCAATTATTAAAGTGCTTTTTGTTTGACTTTCTCCAACAAAATTAATTCCATTATAATTTAAACCGGAGTCGATAGTTGCATTGCCCATAATATTAAATTCTGTAAATCCTCTTTCATTTGCAATAGCTATAGCATCAGCAAAATTATTAACTGGTTGTCGAGGCGTTCCAACAGGAAAGGTTGATCCAGAATAAGATGATGATAAGCTTAAATGTACGGCACCGCCAAAAGAAGCATATTGAATATCTGCTTGCTCTTGAATGGTGGCAGAGCTAGAGGCGGTAGTTACTACCTGCGTAAATGCAGTAGGATAAATTGGAGAAATATCTGCACCAACCCCATCTACTGCGACAAGATTGCCTCCAGAGACGCGACATTGCACGTAGGTAGGTCCCGGACGAGCTTCAAAGGCTAAAACGGCATTTAAAAGAGTCAGCGTTATTCCTACTTTAACGCCGCCGCCTAAATTTTCTTTTCCTGCGGCAGATGCCAAAGTAGCATACTGTAAATTAGTCATATCATCTTCTAATTCACGACAAGTATCTAATAAATCTTGAATAGTAATTTCGACAGAAGGAGACAGAACTGTTAAAATGCGTGGGGATGTCGCCCAATTTATCGTAACGTCTGCTCTTACTGTCATAACTTACTCTTTTACATTTGTTTTAGATTTAAGAAACATAATCATGCTGGATTCATGATCCATTTTATCATACTCTTCAAGAATTGCTTTTTTTAAAAGAGTAATTGTTGCATTACGACTCTCCCTTGTCGATTTAATCTTTGGAAGATCTGAAAGTATCCACTCGCGCTCTGTATCAGATAACTTTGCGATGTTTAAATCATGATTTCTTATTTTATTTTCAAGAGTAGATTGCATGAACTCCTCTTGTTGAGAAGCTACGCGTTCATTTTTAATTGATTGCTCAAAAATATCAATATTTTCTTTTCTCTTATTTTGCAAATTTATAAGAGAGGATAAATCATATTTTTTTGCTTCTTGCTCTAAATTAATCATATTATTTCTTCAATAAAGACTCTTCATCAGATGATATAACCTCTTCGAAAGATTTTTCTTCATTAATTTTGATTAACCTGGTATCGCCATGTTTAAATGGCGTTTCAATGGGACTTCCAGGACCTTTGGTGTTAGTATATTTCTTCTTCTCTTTATCCATTTTGCGCTCACATTAAATATTAGGTGAAGATTGGATCGGCTGTTCTAATAACCGATACGTTCATTCCAGCGGTAGTAATTGTCGATTCTGTTTCGAAAGGAAGAATTGTTCCTGCTTTTCGCGCACGAACAACAACCGGCACGTTGGCAAGATATGTAACGCTTGCCGATTCGCTACCAGGAGAACCGCCAGTACCAACAGTTTCATAAGAGTCAAGAATTGGCACATAGATTGTATCTGATGTCGTAGTTGCGACCGGCAATGTATTTATTTCATATGAATCGCCAGTCCAATCGACAATTGGCGTAGTAGTAAGTGTCGTCTCAGAAACAACTACAGTTACATATGCTATAACAGCTTCAGTAGTATTTCTAATAAGATCTCCCACTTTAATTCCCCAGGTAACGAATGTTGCCGCAGCATCAAAAAGTGATGTGCTGGTTGATGTTGCGTCTGCAGTTAAAGCAGTTCGTGAAGATAGTGTAAATGTAGCGGTTGCATAACTATCATATCTTAAACGATATTCCGTGGTTGCGCTAGTATCAACGATTCGAACTATGCCTCCAGCAGTTTTTCCAGGAGTATCATTTGTGATCGAAGATCCGGCAATAAGCGAGGTAGCTCCAGCAGATTGCACCGTTCCAAAATACTCTGCTTTGTTAATGATTCCACCAGCAGCAACTAATCTGAAAACGGCGACACGATCAGCGACTCTAGTGTTCGATACCTGCACAGTAACTTTGGTAGGTGCGACGACCGTAGTTCCAGTATCATCGGTAAGCTGGAACTTATTAACGTCTCCGACAAGATAATTCTTAAGAACAACGCCAGGCGCTGCGAACCAAGTTCCTCCGGCGAAAGCTCCAAATGGAGCGGCGCTGATAGGAGTAATAGATGTTGGAACGGCTGCTGAAACTTCATTAGATGCGATGCGTCTAACTATTTCACCGCTAGAAAATGTTCCTCTTGAATTACGAAGAACTAAAATCTTTAAACCGGTATGATGTGCTACGACAGTTCCAGTAGCTCCGCTGGTTACTCCGGTTACGACGGTTCCTTCTGCAATAGATCCTGTTAATGCAGTGTAAGTCATACGGTAGTCAGAACCAATATAACGCTCACCCTCAATACCATCTGTGGCAGTTGTTGTAGTTCCGCCTCGACGAGTTAAAAACTGCGACCATTGATAGCCTTGAAGAACCGAATAGGTAGATACAAGATCGATTGCGATTGAATAAGGCTCAACTGTACCGTTTTCTGTCACGTCTTGCGTTACGTCCGCGGCATGGGTTATGGTTGATGTATATGTTACGATTGCCGTGCTTGTTGGAGCGGCAGAAGTACAAGTACCTAATGATGTATTACCTTTAATAGTATTCGTATTAATGAAATCGGTAAGGTCCCCTATCAAATAATAGGTAAGCGTTGGTGTTGTTCCTGGAGAGCCCGTAACTGCCGTAAGAACGGCTTTTGCCGTTGCGGCTGATAGGGCGCCAGCTGCTGGTGTATAAATAATTTCACCGACGACGAACGTTCCAGTTCCTGCCGTAGATGTAAAGGTTCTATAGCCTTGAAGACTATTGTTAAGGTCTGATCCTGTTTGAAGAGGGATAGGGTTACGACCTCCAGCAGAAAGACCAGAAGTGAAGTGCGCATATGATTGATCGGCTTGACGAGCGAACACGGTAACGAAACCGCCATCGATAGATGTACCCATTTCTGTTACAGGAATAAGAACGTCAAGAGTGCCGCTTGGCCACCAAGAGAACGTTCCTTTATATGCTGTAAGTTTAACTGCATTTTGATAAACGTATTGTTCGGTATTAGAAACTAAGGTAGCGATACCTGTGTTATAAATATTAGCCCAAAGCATTTCTCCAGAAACCGCGGCTGTTGCTTGAGTTACGGAGGCAGCAGAACCGCCGGTTACAGTAATTGTTCCTACTGTTCCTGACCAATCATTACCGGCAGCAAAAGTTGCTGGACGAATCCAAGCATACTTTACGCCACTGTAAGTAGCAAAGTCAAGAAGAGTACCAGTAGAGGTGCTGGTTGCATTTGTAACTGTTTTACCAATATCGCCCGTAATAAAATCAGTACCAATAGTATAGGTAATTCTTACAATTCCGGTGTTCGTTCCAGTTGCACGAAGCCATCCGCTTGATTTAAGCGCACCGCCATAAAGATGTTCTACCGACGTTTTATCAATAAACCAAGGATCTTTATCGGAAGGATCGATAATACCAATAGTATATTCGGTAGGCGTTTGAGCGCTGATAGCCGAACCATCGTCCATTTGATTAAGTTCATCTAAAAGATCGGCTAAAGCAGAATATAATTGATTGGTTGTTCTGGTTCCAGTGGCAGATCCGGTCCAAACAACGCGTTTTTGACGGGTTTCTGCTAAATAATAAACTGTAAAGTCGCCGCCAAGGATGGTATCACTCATTATTTATCTCTCCAGTAATTTAACAGATCTCTAATATAATAGGTAAAAAGTAGTAGTAGTTTAATTAATTTAATTAAACAGATGCTATCGTATCAGTTAATAATGTATAAGTTGCGGTTAATCCGGCTGAAGTAATTGTTCCTGATGCATCATTATTAATATATCGCGTTGTCCCTGTACTAGTTTTACGAATGCGAATATAAACGTCAGTATTTGAAGCGAAAGCAAATGTATTTGTAACTATTCCGCTCGCATCAGTTAATGAATTAATCAATTCAGTATTATCAGAAGATTTATAAACGGCTACGCGGGCATTTTGAATTGCGACTCCAACGCTATTTTTAACCGTTATAGTAATGGTAACTGAGGCGCTAATGGTGGTAACCGCATCATCAACCTCTTCACTTGATGTTAGAAGTGGTGCTCCGCCCGTACCAGTAACGTTTACTGTAGTTGCTCCGCTAGAATCATCGCGAATATCAACTAAATTACCAGAAAAATTATTATTTGTCGAACTGTATGTGCCGGTTGTTTGCAAACCCAGCGCACGAGCATTATTGATAAAATTGCTAGTGCCAAAACTATCCGTTGCGGATAGTACAACAAGCGCGCCTAGCTTATCTGTAATTGGTCCGGCAGCAAAAGAGCGAAGACGCGGCAATTCTCCTGTAGCGCCTACTTGATCGTTCCTCGCGTCTCCACGAATACCAACGCGACGATTTGTTTGATGTGTGGCAGAGGTTGTTGCCATCTTGTAACCATCAACAAATCCCTCGATAATAGTACCTCGTCCAATAAGTTGAACCATATAATCAGTATCTTCTGCAAACGTATATGTAGTTGGACCTACCACGGTCGTATCGGTTCCAGTCGTAGTGCTAATCAATGTAATTTGATTATTTCTAAGATCACACTTTAGATACCAATAGCTTGCTGTTGTTGCTGCGGCGCCGCGAATAGTTGGTCCCATTGCTCCTTGCAATGATCCGGCACTTGGCCATCTAAGAATACATTCCGCATAATGATCATCAGAGCCGACGCCAGACGAATCGATAACGCGCTCATCGCCATTACCAGTTTCATTTATAAGACCGGTTGTACTCGTAGTCATAACCGTAGCCGATAGGGCAAGAATAACTTTTGTGGCGTTATTGCCAGCATTGGTAAATCCAGACCACGTAACAGTCTGTCCAACACGGAATAAATCTGTAATATATGAGCCAGCAGAACGAGTATAGGTGCCTCCCGCTGCCGCCACTGTTACTGTTAATGCTGCAGAATCAATAGCTTCTAATTGAACTACTTCTTTTGTGTCCGCGCCTCCAGGGTCCTGAAGTTCTACATAATTAACTTTTACAGGACAATTCCAAAATGTACCTGCTGCAACGTTTAGCCAAGACTTCATTGGATCAGCAACCGCTAATGCCTCGGCGGCGGCAGCGTCATTAATAAAATCTTCAAATATTTTATTAGCTCCACCCGTATTGGCGATAAAATTGCAAGCTAAAACTGTGACAGGTCCTGCTTGAAAAGAGCCACAACCAACCAGCGTATTTCCAATAAATTCATCACCGGCGGCGTTGGCGGACATATCTATTCCACCTCTAATTTGTTTAAATGTAGTTCCATATATTTTTGTTGCTTCAACCGAGCCGTCATCGAAGTCAAATGCGACGGTCCCTCGATGACCAGTAAATAATGGACCATTACGTCCTGAGGCTGTTGTGCCAGTGCCTACCTTTTGTCCAAAGGTTATGATTGTGTCTCCAGTACCATTACCACGAAAATCAAGTCCATGATACGGTAATCCAGTATTTGGATTTAGATCTTTAACGCTCGCGCGCTCACCCGTTCCATCGTAATATGTTCGACGTTCCCAAACAAGAATTTCATCTTCACTTGTAAAAGTAGTAGCGTTTGTTGATACGCCGTCGCCAATAACCAATTTGCCATTAACATAAAGAATTCCTGCGCGATCGGAGAGAACACCATAACGATTTCCTACGGTACCATAATCGGCAGTATTCATTTCTGTAAAACCGGCGCCGGAGGTGGTGTTCGTTCCTCTACAACGTAATTCACCGAGACCATAAGATATTTGATCGATTCCGAAATTTTGACCTTTAGCAGTAGCTGTGGTCTTCATAGTTCCACCGAACCAGCGCAAAGATGTCATATCAACGCCGCCTCCGAATGTTGAAGTTGGAAGAAGAGTAGGATCAATAACATAACATTTCCAGCCAGTTTCACCAGTAATGGTGTCAGATCCATCTACGTTCCATGCACTCCATACTCCAGCAGCTGCAGCGGGCGCCGTTGCGCCGGAACCAATTACAATGCGCATTCCTCCGTTTGCACGAGTATCACAAAGTTGAACTACATTAGTTCTCATCCAAATATAAATTAATTTTCCGGCATGAGTTGTTGTAAAATTAAGACCGGTAGTAGCATCGAAACACATTCCTTTTTCAGTGCCAACACCCGTAACACCACGTGAAATACAGCCGGTTCCTTGAATAAAAAAGTCCGTTTCTAATGCTTCAGTTCCAGTACCACCTGCACCAAAATTTGTCCAACCAGTAAGAGTGTCGGCACTGGCTATGACCGTTAAATCTGTTGTTATTGTTAATGCCATTTACTTGTCTTAAGTGTATAATTCTGTCAAACGATCATTCCATATTGCTTTTTTAGATGACCATTGGGTGCTAACCGGTGTTCCCGAAGATAATATAACTTTTTTTATAGTCCATACGGCTGCACTAGTTAATGAATCGATGGGCGCGGTGCCTATATAATATGTATTATTATCGCTTAAATCGTATAATTCTTTATATCCACCATCTTTAAAAATACTCTTAGAGTAAGATGCTGAAATTGCTAAAGCTAATGCTGCATTTTTGCTGCTTGCTACAAAAGAAACCTCGCTTAAATTAGTTAAAAAATCAGTAATATCGCCACCTGCCGTAATTAAAGTGGTAAAAATATCCGAATTTAAAACTAAAACTAAATAATATGAATCTGGACCTACGGTATCTTGAAAATAATATATGGTGCCATTTATATTTGATCTAACAGTTTTAAAAGTAGTATAATCTATTTGAAGTTCTTCCATTATATCTCCTTCCAAAAAAATGAAGTTTTTATATTAACCCCAGTTACTATTGTAGAAGCTACAGTAGAATATATCTCAAACCCTTCATTAATTGAAGATCTTAATCTAATTGGTTTCATATTTATATTAGATTCAAAAATAACTATATCATTAGTAGTAACCGCAGGTAAAATATTAAATCCAAATAAATTTCCAGCCGATCTTGTTGGAGCATTCGCTCCCGTTCTAAATGTTAGTGTGCTTGCCGTATCGGCATTATCTAACGCCTTAATAGTTTGACTTATTCCTCCTGGAGTTCCATTTTCAGCGGTAATAAAATTACCACCAATAGCCAATTCTCCATTTTTACCATTGCTCCATGAAATTATTATTTTAATAATTTCAATCGTTTTAGTATTAGCGCTTGGATGCCATAAATAAGCTAAAGAACTCGTGGATGCTACGACGGTGCTCGTTGTAACATGCACCGGATTGCTTGATGAATAAGTTAAATTATTGCTATTAGTAATTCTTAAATTACCCAAATTATCTGATTGCAATGTTCTAGCATTGGTACCATCAGATCCGGATATAAGAACCGGATTATAATTAATTGATGAGCCGCTAGCGCCAGCGCCGGCGATCACTTGTGTTTCAAGAATTCCATTTCTACGGATTTTCATTAATGCACCTCTCGCCAATTAAATCCGGCAAAACAGTCAGCATTATTATTTCCAATTCTAGTAACGCAAATGGTAACATTATCTTGCGTTCCATCGGCATTTAATGTTAGCGGTAATGTTTTTAAATTAATTTGCCCCGCAACACTTAATGGTCCTCGTGTCGTTGATGATACATAATCTTGATATATTGCCCGCCCGCCTGTAATGGCTGTAGCCGCCTGATCAAACTCGGAATGACTATCAACATCTACCGATGTCCAAGATGCCCCTGTAAGTGTTCCTCCCATAATTATTTCAATAAAAAGATTATCTGCGGTTGTTGCTAAAAATGATATATTATTCCATATTAAATGAACGTTATTAACCAATGCATTAAAAGTTAATTTTGGTCTTAATGAAATTAATGGAGTTCTGGTTCCTAAACCTAATGTAGTTTTTGCTGTCGTTCTAGCAGCAGAATATGTAATTCCTAATGGATCGTGTCCGCCTTCGGAAGACACAGACGCACAAATGCACTGCATAGAGGCTACCGACCCGGTGCTTTCTAGATACCATCGAATTGGTAAGCTCCCAGCTCGCATATAAGCGGTTGTTACGACATTTGAAAATATAAATTGATGCACATATATAAGTGTTCCGCCAATATCTAAACCAACACGAATTCTACCTACACCAAGCCACGATAAATCAATAACCAAATGATAAGCTACAGATGTTGCCAATGTGTAACCACTAGTGCCATATCCGTCAAGCTTATCTATATTCCAATTTGCTTGAGTTACTGTTTGATTTGCAATTGTAGATGATAAAAATATAAGCCGCATTGTGCCGCTATTATTTTCTAAGAAAATGCCATCATAACCATCACCATACCCCATGCCAGCAATAGCTGATGCGCCATCAAGCGTACCCGTCATACGGATAAAATGACTTTTACCTGAAAGATAAATTATATGTTGGTGTGACTGATAAACTATTTTTCTTCCAGCAGTGGCGGGTACCGAAAGCGTCGCGACAGGGGAGTTGTGCGTAATACTTGTGCTAGCATCTTGTCGCTGCAACCCCATTAGCCTTGGAGCCAAATCATATTGATGTGTAACCTCAAAAAGAGATTGTGAATTTGAAATGCGTAATCTTCCAAAAGCATCAGTGGATCCAGAGTTATTTGAATCTATAGAGATGGATCCTATATGACTTGTTCCAGAGCCTAATATTGGATTAACTCCAGATACTGGCGTTGAAACTTTTGAAGTTAATGTAATATCAGCAAGGCACGCCGCTCCGGCTTGTGATATTGTTAATGTTACTATTGTTCCAGTATCAATAGCATAATCCTCAAAATCCAGTTCTAAAAGTAGCGATGTATTTGCTGTTTCAGAAAAAAGTATAGTTACACCATCTATAGACACAGAAATATTACGAGATGCCGTTGTTGAGAATCTTAATTCTAATGCCGCCAATAAAGCGTCATTTGTAAATGTTACGCTTGCAGAATATATACCGGCATTAATATTATAACCATCTACTGCCAAATTAGTTTCGATTGATAGGTTTTGAATATTTGGCATCGTAGCATTTTGAATGCTAACTGGCCAAGCGTTTATGCTGGAATTTGGTGCGCCTTGATCAACTTTACCTATGGTGCTCGTGCCCGGTGCTAATTTTGCTTCAACCTGAAGACGATAAAATACACCATCAATGACGGTTCCAACTGGATTGCCATTTACATCAAACAGAATTGCCGCAGGTGAATCTGCCATTAGGTAATTACTCTCGTTCTAGATGATTCAAATGGAGAGCTTCCATTATAAGCAAATGTATCCGTTACCGTCGCCAATAAAATACCGCCTTCGTCATAAACTTTCCAGACAGTTACGGTTATTCTTTTATTAGCATCATATGATAAGTTCTTCTCCACAATTTTAAGTGATTTAGAGCTTGAATCCCACCAGGTAATAGATGTCGGAAAAGGATTATCTAATGGCAATGTTTCCCTGTAGGCTCCAGAAGCAAAACCCTCTAGTGGTCCGCCAACTCCATCTGCTAAATGGATCAGCTGTCTCAACGTTTCGTGTTGAGTTTCTGTTATTCCAGATCCTATTGCAGTTACTTCAAGACCATCTGTAATTCCGGCTTGCATTAAAAATGTTTTTTGAGTATCATTAAATTGTAATAGATCGATATCGCTACAAATAACTCTAATTTCTTGTGCTCTCAATTTATTTCTTAATGTTCCTTTAAGAAGGGAAGCTCTAATTTCCGCTTCATCAATGCCTGGGATACGTAACAAATCTCTTGTCGTGCCAACGGGGATTGGATAATCAAATATACGAATTGTTTTATTACTATTTGTAATCACATTCATCACAATAAAACAACCATTAATTGGATCATTAAAAGGATATTGTGTAGCTGAGTCGGTCATTTGTTACCTAATAATCTAATAAAATCTTCTGGTAATTTATCACTTTTACGCATATTACACGAGGCGCAAGAAGGTCTTACATTTGCTAACGAATGCATTCCGCCTTTTGATAAAGGAATGTAATGATCTATATGTTCGAATTTTCCGAATTCACAATAAAAACAACTACTACCATATCTATTAATAATATCTATTTTTTCAAATTTTTCTACTGTAACACCTTTTTTTAATAATTTTCGCCTTTTAACAGCCATTAATTTGCTATCTTTATTATTTACTTGATATTCTTTTACTCTATTTTTTATTTCTTCTTTATTTTTTTGATAATATATAGCGGATCGAATTGCATGTGCTTCTTTATTATCATCATAATATTGTTTTTGTTCAATTGATAATTCTTCTTTGTTATTTTGATAATATTTAGCTTTATTTAATTTTAATTCTTCTTTATTTATTGTTCTGTATTCTTTTTGATATTTTTTATATTCAATAATTTTATTGTCTTGTTTTTTTTTAGCACATACTTTACAATACACGGCGCGGCCGCATTTTGTTGCGTTATTTTTATGAAATTCACTAAATTCTTTAATGTTACCACAATCCGGACATTTTTTAACTAAATTAGTCATAACTGCCTTTAGTTTTTTATATCATCAATAATTTTATCTTTAATTGTAATAGTCACAGAACGTTCCACTTCTTTATTTTCTTTATTTGCTTTAACATCTCCAAATAATTTGTCTGCCAAAGAATCATTTTGCACAACATTTTGTTTATAAAAATTACTATTTTTTTGTAAGTCATCTTTATAATTTACGAAAATTCCTCTTCGTAATAATTTTTCATCTTTATTCAAAAATGTTTGGCGTAGTATTGTTGGTGAAGCATTTAAAATATCGGATGGCTCTAATCTATATCTGACATATAATAGTTCTGATAAATAATCTAATTGTGTTCCAGAATAATCGCAATCTTTCTGATCTATACGCAATGTTTGATCTACAGCATTACATAAAATACGCGTATATGAATCGAGCCAATCTGGTTCTCCAATAAATTCATTACGAATATCATCTGTTGCTACTTTGACTTTAAAAAATAATTTAATTTTCTCGGCTGTTTTATCATCAATATATGGTTCACTACGTTGATAATATTGTAAGTTTCTACGTGGATTAAATTCGGTATTTTGATTAATGCGCCTTGTATCAAAAGCGTTTTTAACCAATATTGGAGTAAGATATTTGTGTCTAAACTGTGAATATATAGTACGCATATTACTATTTGCATTAAATTCGCAAATAATCGCATAAATATCAAATAAAGAGTTTTGCAAAATAAAATCTCCACTATTATACCATTAAAGTATATATGAAATTTCTTGATTTAATTCTCAATTCTTTCAAAATACAAGTAAAATGTCCTATTTGTAATGAAAAATTGATACGAAAATTTCAAACATCTTTCAAAGGAGCGCAATCATCGTCGGTATTTGCGAACTTTCCCGATAAACCAGAATATGATTCTATGATTTTTACTAAAGAAATTGGTTCTAATATGAATACTATTGCTGTACCGTCGATATGCGACTTGTTGCAACAATCTCCTCCCAGCATTCATTTTATGGAAATCGATCATACTTATGTCATTTGTCCCAAAACACATTATTATTTATGGTTTGACGGTAATACATTTGCACCTTCTTCGGAACGTTTTATCGTACAAAATCTTGATATTATAATAAAATCTGCAGAAATTCAAGAATTAGGAACTCAATTGCGAATGCCAACTTCTCGTAATTATATATTGGCTTGTACGCCAGAAGAGATTATAAATAAAGTTCAGAAAGTGATAATGTTACAATGACACATATAATAGGTATAGATGAGGTCGGAACGGGCGCTTGGGCTGGACCAATTATTATAGGTGGCGTACGTGCTCCTATTAATTGGACTATGCCTGGCTTAAAAGATTCTAAAAAACTTACCAGAGAAACACGAGCCGAACTAACCCAACAACTTCACCAACAGCGAGACCAAGGTATTATAGATTTTACAACCTCTATGTCACCTAATGATGAAATAGATAAGTTAGGATTAGGCGTTGTAGCAAAAATGTGCTATACTACGGCTATTTCTCGTTTATATAAAGATACAGATCAAGTTATTTTGGATGGTAATCTTAATCCTAAACATTTATTAAAATATGGATTAAGTATTAATATGGAAAATATGAAGTCTGTAGTTAAAGCAGATGATAAATATCCGGTTGTAATGGCAGCTTCAATTATTGCTAAATATTATCGTGATGAATTAATGATTACTTTGGGGCACGGATTTAACCCAGAATATGGTTGGGATAAAAACGTAGGCTATATTGTACCAGATCATAAAGATGCTGTTAGAAAATATGGACTATCTTCAATGCATCGTAAAAGCTATAATGTAAAACTATAATTATCGTATAATGATAGGTAATAATGTTTAATAAATTAATTTACATTTGAAGAATTACGTACTCATTCTAAAAGATTTTGGATTAAAATTCATCATCTTATAAGAGATGGTAAATCTGAACAATATCGAAAATTACAATTGGCTGGAGTTAGAGCGCGTTATATATTAGAACCTTTAGCGATACTAGAAAAATAAATCAATTAAATTGCATAATTTAGAGTTATGCGTTCATTACTTTTATCAATACTAGCGGATAGCTTTTTATTTAAAACGGCCAAACCATCGTTTAAATATCAAGAATTTGATGATGGTCTCGTTATTAATGGTGATTGTACCGACCCGGATGTTTTTGCTTTTGTACAAAAATACTTAAAAGGTAAAAGTAAAAAAATACAATTGATGCATACCGATCCTCCTTATTTTGTGCTTGATAAAACATTTCAAGGCAAAGATACTTCGTGGGATCAAACAAAAATGTCACAAGAACAAACGTCTGATTGGATGAAGTCTTGGGTCAAATTATGGCTTCCATTAATGTATCCGGGTGCCGCTCTTTATATTTGGGGTGGAACGGGTGTACCGGCATTCAGACCTTTCTTTGTATTTTGCTCTGATATCGAACACGAGCCAGATGTACAGCTAACTATTGCAAACTATATTACTTGGAATAAAAGACGAGCGTTTGGTACAAAGAAAAATTACCTCTATACAAGAGAAGAATGTGTTTATCTTGTTAATGCGCCCGATAATAGTCCGAGAGTATTTAATATTCCACTAACAGATAAATTGCGTGGCTACGAGGGATTTAATGCTAAATATAAAGCAAAAAGCCCATATCTTCGTAGAACGAATGTATGGACAGTTACAGAATTGTTTCAAGGTAAAATACATCCAACAGAAAAGCCCGTAACACTATTAAAAATTCCAATTAATACTTCTTCTAAAAAGAATGATTATGTATTGGATTTATTTGGCGGTTCGGGATCGACGGCTTCAGCTGCACGCGAATGTGGTAGAAATTTTATCTTGATTGAAAAAGATCCTACTTATTACAAAAATATATTAAAAAGATTAAAATGAATGACTTAATTAAATTAGCTAATAAATTTTCTAATATTATTGACGAATACGAATCAACCGAAGAAGAAGTTGAAGCGCTTGAAAATTATGTTAGAAAAACTCCAGAATTTGAAAAATGGAAAAAAGAAAATATTGATTTGCCAAGTTGGGCACAAAAATGGATAGACGAAAATAAAGAATATAGTAAAATAGTATTTAGAAATTCTAATAGAGAAGAAATGATAGCTAAAATTCAAGATGAAATTAATGAAGATCATAAATTTCAACAATATAAAAAACATCAAGAAGAAGACAAAGCTATATCATTAAAACATAAACACGCTCCTAATTATACGCCAAACGTAGTAATACAAGATCCTCTTACGCTTGATGAAGAAGATTTTGATTTTTAAATTAAACGATATGTTAATGGTGTAGGTTCTTGACTTCCTTCCCAATATAAATCTTCAAAACAATCGTAGTCACTACAACCATAACGACGCTCATCTTCTTCTATAGAAGTTAGGAGCTTATCTTCTTCCATCTCTTCAAGACTTTCTTCGATGATAATTTTATTTTCTCGACGAGCGGCGGCAATACAGGCTTCGTTATCATCCCAATCTAAATAATTTTTATTCGTTCCATATGGAAGCATTTTAATCTCAACATTTATTCAATAAAATGTTTATATATTCGTGTAATCCAAATTATTTTCTTGTTCGAGTATTTGATTTCATATTACATAATAGCTCCTGATATAGCTTATATTTACGATCTAAATGAATTGTAGAATCTACATATATCCAATCAAGAAATTTTTTGACTTGTTGGTTGCCGCTAATAGTTATTCTAATCATATCGTGTTTATGATAAGTATTATGTGATTTGATCTGTAAGAGTTCATAAATAATGCGAGACATCTTATTGGAAAAATCATTTGAACTAATGATTCGGGCTTGTGCACTTGAACCTCCAGTTGTTTGAAAGCGAACCCCACCATCTCCGTCATAATAACCTCTAACGAAATGTCGTAACTATAAATACAAAAAGAGCCAAGATTTCTCTTGGCTCTTTTGCTAAACTACTTAAATATCAGTAGATTATGTATTAGGCTACGCTAACGCTTTTACGCCCAGCAGAAACTCCGCGAGCATTCACTATACCAATTCCGATTATTTCCGACACAACCCAACCGAGCTTCAATTGCTTGGGCTCATCTGCTGGAAGGACTTCGATATCTTGACGAACTGGCATCACGCCGACGAACTCGGGGTCAGCTGCTGCATACACCGTTCCGGGTGGAACGATTTTGCTGACGAGGATGTCTGCGCCCCAGATACGAGCATAAAGTCCCGTTTGGAGAACTTCGCGTTGTGTAACGGGATCAACTTCGCCCGCAGTACCACCACCAGAGCCCCACTTGAGGATATCTGTAAATTCAGAGATGTTCATAAAGTACTTGGTCGTAACCAAGTCCCATTGATCAACCTGTTGTTTGAGATTGATGAGATCGCGTTTTAAGAGACCTGCATCTGCAATGTCCTGTAGAACGTTATCAACGCCGGCTGCTGCATCAAGAGCGGCGAACACGTTCGCATCTTCTTGTGCCATAATTTCCTGACGAGCCTTTTGGACTGCGCGGTCGATGACATTGAATCTACGACGTTTGACTTCTGAAATACGGACCGTGGGATTTGAAAAGATTTCAAATTCTGGAACCGTAATACGCTCACCGAAAACGCGTGATTCTGGACCTGAGCCGTTGCTTGAGATAACGACGGCTGAAACGTCGATATCGCGGTCATATGTTGGCAATGCACCTTGAGCCAAGGGATCAACAACAAGTGCACGACGTGCAATTCCGTGATAATCTAAATTTCGGCGAATTGGATTTGCCATTGCCTGGGCAAGAGCAATTTTACCCTCTGGGGTCATCATTGCGCGTGAGATAAGCTCATCACGGCGACCGTCAGATGTAACTGAAGAGGTTAATCCCGTATTAGCGGGAGTATTCTCTTGAAGAGTAGCTGCAAGCTTTGCAATCGTTGAAAGAGCATCTTTAACGCTTGATGCGTTAAGTTCTCCCGAGTTACTAAACATTAAATTAGACATTGTTGGTTCCTATGAATTAATTGCCAGTATTACCAGCACCCTCGAAAGGGTATTCTTGAAACTATATCTGAATATTAGTTATATTTATAATAAATCGTATTTGCCAATTATAACACATTTATAAGAGAGAGAAATATGTCCCACCTTATTCGCATTGCTCATAAATTTGCATCAATTTTAAAAAAGAGCGATGAGCACGATCCATTACTTAAACATCCGGGTCAAGTTGAACAATATATTGACCCTGAAATGACCGAAGAATTAGATGAAATAGTTAAAGATAGCTTGCATTTAGTTATTCTAATGCAACGTGTTTTTATGGATTTTGGGCAAACCTGTGAAATGGCTGCAGGTGAAAAAAGAGAGTTGGGTTGTAAGCTAGCCGAACAAGTTTTATTTGAACTTCAAGACATTGAAACAAATTTACAAGATCCCCATTTACTTGAATTTGTATTAAATACTGAAAGCGGCATTTTAGATACCATTGCCGAAAGTGTCGCAATGATTGCAATGGTACTCAATCTTGTTAGACCCGCAACAGAAAAAATGCCAGAAGCATTTAAAGATTTAGATCAGCGTGTATTTAAATGGTTGGATGAATTAAAAGAAAACATTACCAAAATAGCCGATCAATCTATGGGGCAATCCGAATTTATGGAACGTCATTTTGCAGTAGAACCAATGGGAATGAAAGAACAGGTAGATACTGATGTTGATCAAATTCTTGAAGAAGATATACATCCAGACCATCCAAGCTTTCAGCCAGAATTAGAAACTTGGCATAGAGAAAATGAGCAAGATGAGGATGATGAGCTTGAAATTAATCCGGCTGGCACTGGTTATGGTCCATTAAGTAGAGATTGGACAGAAGATAAAGAAAGTAAAAAATATGATGATGATAGTTTTAACTGGAAAGAAAAGAAGAGCATTTCTTCACAGTTCTATAATGCTAATATGTTAATAAAGAAAAAATAAATAAATTATCTAAAACAGAATTCCATCATCTTCTTCTGGGGGCAAACGTGCCTTTTCTAATCGGTGCCTTTGATTCATGATTTCTCGTTCGGAGGCGCCTCCGGCGATTTCCTCCAATCTTCTGTTTTTAGGGATTTTATTTTTTCTTTCCTGTTTTAGTCTTTGTAGTTCGTCGGCCATTTCATCTGAAAATGCTCCAGGATTATTTTCTACCATCGTATTAAATGAATGACGATCTTGTTCATATTCTTTTTCAAATACTTCAAAATCTTCTTCGGTCCACCAAAAGCTTTCATTAGGAAATAAGTCTTTCCAGGTAATGCCATCAATAGTAACTTTCGTCTGCCCATCTTCGCTTACAGCATATGGTCTGCCAAAATTACCAAAATCTGCAGGAGGATCTCCTACATATTCTATAATAAAATTACGAGCCTCTACCGGATTAGTAAATGATTTGCTAAATCCTGTCATCCTATGATCGCGCGCGGACGGATCGCTTTGATTAATATTAACAAGAATACCATCCAAATTTTTTCTTTCAGGATTTGTTAATAAAATGATCTTATAAGCTTCATTAATTTTGGATTGTATAGCAGGATCGCCTCCCACATCTGGATGGTGTTTTTTACTTAATGCTTTATATTTCTGTCTAATATCTTCTAATTTATCATTCTCTTCTATTCCAAGAATTTTTCGTGCTTCTAAAGATGATAATTCAGAGGCTAATTTATAAAATGTATTAGACCATTTTAATAAATTACTTATCATATTACTATTGGCTTTTTTTATTTCTTTAAGATATTCTGGCGGAATAATACCATTTTTAGTATGAATGCTGATATGTGGAACGTCTGGAGCATACAGCCCCCGATCATCAATATCATTGTATAATTTCCATAATTCTTTAGCTGACATTGCTAAATATTGTTTTAATTCCTTATTAGATAAATAATGATGCCTTTCACCATCTTGCATACCTTCTTGATATGGTTTTAATTCCATTCCAAAAATGGAAATATCTGGATGATCTGCTAATAGTTGGGTAAGATTAATTTTTATAGGAATTAATTTATTTTTAAAAACTGGATGTTTTTTTGATACCATATTTAAATTTGGTATTAATTGAAATACTGCATTGGGTCCAAGTACGGCTGGACGAGAAAAATTATCTTTGAGAGCTTTATTTATTTTATTTTTTAATTTCGTAGAAGATATGTTTCTACTTTTAGCGGCTAATTCTAATAAATCAGGACGATTTAAAAGAGCCTTGCCGCTATATAATCCGTCATCCATAATGGATTGTATGGCATCACGAGATACATAACTATAAACAAAAATATCCCATTTAGCCATATATTACCTATAAGTTTTAAGTTCAGCAACCATCTCTTCGTCACCCGGAGTCCAAACCGTATTGGGTCCAAATGCTCCTAATATGCGATGAGATAGCTCTGATGAATGGTGTTTGCTAAAAGCATCTCCTTTAGCTACCGCTGCTCGAATTTTTTGTATAATGTTATTATCTTTAACGAATTTTAATAACTTTTCATTTCTTCCAAATGTTGTTTTACGCTGTTCGCTCTTTCCATATTCCCTATCAATAGCTCCTAATAAACTATTAACCACCTCTAAATCATCTGTATGTTTAGTAAGCTCTGATAAGGCCACATCTCCTTCGCCTTGCTCATATAGGTAAGATAAAGTATATCTAATATTATCAGAATTTTGTAATTTACTTGCGGCTAATTTTAGCCCATCAATATCATCTATTAGATTAAAAAACTTAATAATATGCTCATTGGTAATATAATCTGGGGAACCTCCCAAATTAATAATATCATGCAAATATTTTAAATAACTTATATCTTCTTTGCACATTTCAATTAACTGTAAAATATTACGATTTGATACGCGTCGTTCTTTAGAGAACACATTTCTCATAATACTACTTAACTCGGGCGTTTCGCCTTCTGTTAAATATTCTAATGCTTCATTACGCGTCTTCTCTTGGTTACGCACCGCCCTCTCATACATTGATGATATTGTTTCAATATTTTTTGTATAGTAAGGATATTTAAGATCCCACTCTTCTTTAGAAAGTTTTGTCACATCTTGTAATATGGTTTCAAAATATGCTTCTAATTTAGCGGGATCATATTTGCGATACATTTCCTCAAGTGAGGCTTCATCCATACGCCATTTGCCGCGCTGGGACATTTGGCGAGAAAAATCAACATATTTATCAAGATCTTTTGGATAATAGCCGTGCTCTGAGCCCGAACCACCTACCCACTTATCCCAATCATATACATCCATACTGCCATTTAAAGCTTTTAAGGGAGCCGGAATGCCGTGGTCTTGAAGGGTTTTAGCATCTGCTATCATAATATCTTTAGCACTTAATCCCTTATTTCCACCACGATTTGAACGAGTATCGGATGCACTATACCAGCCGCCCTCCGCTCCATTAGGTCCAAAACGCAACGGCACGGTGCCCAATAAAATATACTTAATTTTATCTACATCTACATTGCCAGCTTCAATAGATTGGTTAATTCTTTCAACTGCCTTGCGCTCATTCTCTCCCGTATAAACATCCACATCGTGTTTTGTAATTTTAGCTCCACCAGCACCAATGCCAGTTTTAAAAGGATTACTATTAATTGGTTCTAAATTAATGCGGTGATCGACAATAGCAATTACTTTCCAGTAAGGCGTCATATTCATAGCATAATCGGCTAATTGATCTCCCAGGTGCATTTTATTACCTGCAGGATTATCAGCTTTTAAAATATAAAATCCTTGACTATCACGTCTTACATCAGAAAAACGATGCATCCAAACGCCAGCCTCTTGCGCTACATCTTGTAAGAATTTTTGTTCTCGCTTTTCGCTTAACTGATCTTTGCTTGTAGGTATATTGGTCGTAGGTAAAGAGTGAGTAAGCTCTTCTTTAATTTTATCTTGTTCGCGCTGTTCTTTTTTTTCTTGTAATTTTTGACTTAAATCAATGACTTTTTTTTCTGCTGGTGCGGCAAGAATGGTCCGACAAGCCATAAAATATAAATAAGCTTTTTTAAAAGAACTTAACATACAAGAATGGGAAATAATTGATAATAAAAGCAAAAAGCCCGAACATTTCTGCTCGAGCTTTTAGCTAACTATTTAGTCTTTCGACTATTCAGTTAATTATGAAACGGGTGGGTTCCAAGTAATAACGAGATGCTTGAATTGTAGAGTTCCACCAGCAACGCCAACTCTGGTTAGAGAGCGGGGCGTATTTACTAACGTATTGCCTGTTGAGAATTCAACTACGCGACCAACGCAAGGGGCTGAACCAACTTTTTGAGCAGTTAAGCAGAGTTTGCCGGCTGACGTGAAGAATAGTTGAGCTCCGACAGTTAATGTTATTGAGGCAGCAAGTGTTGCATCAAGCGCATCAACCGTAACACCGTATAGCCCTGGGTTCATCCAGAGTGTTACTTTGCCAGAACCAGCCATTGAGCTGGGTCCAAGAGAAGTGCCACCAGAAACAACCTGACCAACTGATCCACCAACTACTGAACCAAAAAGAGTTCCGTAATTATCCGTACCATCATCGGTAAGGAAGAGTGGCAATTCGGTGCCACCTAATGTAGTTGTGACGATTGGGCGTAATTTCTGTGCGCCGCCGCCAAGATTGGCTTTGACATAACCGTCATTAACATCTGATGCTTTTTTATCAGAGCCGGTAATATCATAACCAACTAGGGTTGCAACTTCGCCACCAAGCATCGTTGTGAGTAACGCATCATAACCGTCGAACTGTCCAAAAGGTTGTCCGGTATTTCCTAAAAGTACTAAAGCCATTTTATTATCCTAAATTATTTTCTTGCATCTGGGTCTTACTAAAGTCTAATTACATATTATATTATTAGTTAATTTATTTAAAATTCAATAAGTGTTTGAAAAAACCCTCTTCTTTATCAGAATCAAAGGGAGACTTGTCAGACTTGTCAGACTTGTCAGACTTATCAGACTTATCAGACTTATCAGACTTATCAGACTTATCAGACTTATTTGCGGGACCTTCTGCCACAGCTTCTTCTGTATGCTTTTTAGTAGATAATTGTAATTTTACGATAGCATCTTCTAATGAGGTTAATGCTTTGCTTACATCTTCAACATTATTATCCATAAACCAATAAAGAGGAGTTAATATTTTAGCCGGATCTGCTTTTGCAAACGCTCCACTTTTAGCACGACGATCAAATTCTTGATGGAATTTTTTAATTGTATCTGTATCTTTTAAGAATTTCTTTGCAATATCGCCAGCTTGATGTAATTCTGAATCTTCCGTTGCCCGAGCAGCACCTTGAATGGCGTGTTGATTTATACTGTTCAAGATCTCTTGATATTGTCGCGAAGAGGCGATTAAATCTTGCAAAGCTTTTTCAATTTCATCAAAAAAACTCTTTTGCTCTGTAATAGAATGTAAGTCTTGTAATTGCGTCGAAACTATATGCGCATTATCTTCGACATTTTTAACTTGTGGAGCTGTTTTAGTAAAAGCAGCCACCAAACCTCCAACAAGGGCTCCGGCAGGAATAAAGCCAATTTCTCCGGGACCGCTCCAAGCTCCCAATAATGCGGCAGTAGCCGCTCCAGCAGCGGCTCCCCCAAGCACACCTTCACTAATTGCTCCGGTATCTCTGGCTTTTTCTTTAAGCCATTGTGTAATCTCATCTATAGAGCCGGGAAAAGCTTGCTTTACACGGGTTTGCTGTTTAAAGGCAGATAGGTCAATGAGACAGCTATCTGCAAGTTTGAACAATTCATCTTTGTTCTTATTATCCATCTCATTAGCAATTCTTACCAACTCTAATACCAACTCTTGCTCTGCATATTTGGGATTCGTATGATTTCCAACATTTTGTTTCAAAACAAGATTGTGCATAATATTAGCACGCTCTATATTATTTTCAACAAGACCATTTATTTTATCATAAGATGGAGCAATGATTACGGAATTAGGGTGAGCTTGTTCCATAATATTAAATTTATAATCTTGCCCATCAGGCTTGACGCCATATAGCGCTTCAATAGTAGAAATACTGTCACTACCTGCGCGAGCTTCGGCATCATCTTTGTATTTTTTTATTTCAGCGCTGTCTTCAGCTAATTTGGTTAGCCCACTTTTATCAGCAATTTTACTGAAATTTTCCAACATTTCTGATTTAAAACGTGCCATTATAGTTTCCTTTATACATTGCGTGAGTCTGAAGTTTTTTTCATATGTGTAGCCACATCATAAGCGAAGCTTAATACAATTTCATTTATAGAATGATATTTTGCTGGCACCGCTAATATGTCAATTTGTCCAGTATCTTTATTACGATCTGTAAATGCCCGTAAAGTCTGCGCAAAAGCGTCACTAGCATCAAATGCACTTTCATCGGTTAATTGAGGATAAAGATCTTGTGCCCATTTAATTAAATTTTTACGAATATCTGCAATATTCATATGTAATAACCATATATGATCTTTATCATTAAAAGTGGTGGTAAAAAGTTCAGGACTTGCATTTGGGTTACGATATAATTTAATATTTAAATCTTCTGGCGGAGGAGCGGGTTTAGGAGTTGCAACAGATTTCGTATCACTGCCGCTATCACTGGGAGTCTCGCTATCTTCTGGTGTATCTTTTTTAATTCCTAAAATATGAGAAACGCCTTTGCCAATAATTTTAAATCCGGCGGCAATAACAACTGCTGTAATTAACCAGCCTACTAATCTTACAATAAACCCTAACATACCCTTACGTATAGTATTACCGCCAACAGAGCCTAACATTGTTTGTAGCATTTTAGTTACAGCCGGATCTTGCTTATATCTATCGGCTAACTTTTGTATAAATAACATATTATTTAAAGAACCATATGTTTCAACGGCGTCCTGTAACGCTTTGGGATCTCCTTGTCCCGAAAAAGCTTCCTCACCACTTTGTTGAACGATAGCTTGAACTTCAGAACTATCTCTATGTTTACCTTCATGCATGTCGGTCAGCAATGGCTTAAGCTTTTCTTTAATCGATTCAAAAAAATGTTCCCAATTAAATCCAAGCGCTTCTGCTAAAGCAAAAGCTGCGGAGATTTTTTTAAATCCCAATATCCACAATAATCCCGGACCAATAAATGCCAATATACTTTCAACAGGATGTTCTTTACTTTTGGCTAATAATTGTGAAACTTCGCTTTGCACTTTCCCAAATGCTCCTCCCGTATTATCTTGCGCTAACTTATAGAATGGATCTCCGCCAAGGAAGCGTTCCATTATTAAAGTGCTTTGGAGAAATTTGAGATCTGCTTTATTCATAATTATTTAATTCGTTCTAATTCGTCTGAACGCTCGCGAGCTTTGGCGCTTTGACTAGATACAAAATCTTTACCTAATAAATTCATTAATTGAGGAGATTGTGCAATAGTTACTAGGGACGCCTGTATTACATCAACCATTTGACGCAATCTGGCTGCAGCCTGTATGGCGTGCCCGCGAGGTGCGCTACCACGCGGTAGTGACGGATCTTGTGCGCCGCCCGGAAAATTAGCCTCCAAACTATTCCAGGGTCTGGCGGCATTATAAGTAACAACATCACGAAATATTCGAACATTTGGATGCTCTGTGGCTACGTCATTAATAAAACTTTGCCAAGCATTAAAATTACCACTTATAGCGTCTTTAAATTGAGCAAATTGCTGAAGTAAAAATGTAGAATCATCAGCAAAACGCTGTAATGATGCGGTAGAGGGCTTTAGCCAAGGATCTGTAAGTTGTGGTTCGGGCAAAGTTGAGCGGGAGGCGGACCCGGCAGATAATATATTATACATATTTAAAATAAAATCATGCATATGAAGAGGACTAATAGATAAGCTGCTTGGATCGAGCGGAGGATTTGCTTTAATACCCTGTAAGCTAGCCTGTAAGGAAGCGTCAGATTTAGCTTTATCAGCTTTTGCTTTATCGGCTTTATCGGTCGCACCTCCTACTGCCGGCGAAGTTGTTTTATTCGATATTAAGCCTGCAGATTCTACAGCTGATTGGTATCGTTTTACGGCTTTAGCCGCAGCATCGACCGCATCATCGTATCCGGCGCCGCCGGATTGTTCGACTGGACTAATATGTACGGCAGGTAATTTAGAATTAATTTCTGCTATAAGACGATCGACGGTTTTTACAGTAAGTAGTTTGCCAGACTGTGCAGCAAAATTTTTCACATATTCCATAATGTGAAGTAACCCATCTTTATAAATATGATATTCGCCATATTGAAGATATTCTTTAGATGCGCCGAGGCTTGGCTGTTTAGTAATAACAGGTATTCTATTAACTTTTGTAACATTTTGCACTAAATATGCAACAAAACTATCCATATCAACTAAATCTTGTAAAAATAATTGTCCTGTAAAAATTTGACCATCTTCGCCTTCTGGTAGGCTTGCATCTGGCACAGTTGTAATAAGTTGCTCGTGTAATCGATCTGTTAATTTATTAACTAAATTATTAATTTGCGCAAGAACAAGGGAATCATATTGCGCAAATTTAACTAAATCTTTATCTAAAATTTTAGAACCTAAAATTAAATTAAGAAGAGTATAATCTTCGTGTAAAAAAGTCATCTTATATGCTCTCTGGTTGAGGTGATACGGGAACTGGCGTAACAGCTGTATTTGCGGTAGCTTTTATTTTATTAATAGCTTCTTTAACTTTTGCCACATCAGTAATATCAATACCCGCTGCTTTTAATTTTTCATTTAATTTATTTGGATGTTCTAAATCGCCAAGCGTAATATCTACTTTATTAAGCGTTGATATAACTTCTTTATTATAAGTTTGAAGAAATTTTTTCTCTTGCTCATTTAATGTTTTAATAGAGCGAAAATCTATCATTGATTCATTTTGATTAAGTAAATCTTTATTTTTATCTAAAAATTCTGTTTTAAATTCATTTACTAGCTCTGCCATTTTCTTTAACTGTAAAGTAATTTTTGTAGCTAAATCTATTTTTTGATTAATATGTAATTTTGCGTGTTCGGCGGGAATTAACTCGCCAAATTGTTTTAATTCGGTTTCATATTTAGTGGTGGGAGTGCCCATATCAGATTGTATTTTAGTTACAGCGATAGCCGTATCATATATATTACGCAATCCTTGATTAGTTTTATCGCCCCATATACCGTCAGGTGTTGATGGTTTATTGGCTGATCCAATATTTGTAATTTCGTTTATAATATTTTCATAAGATTTCTTTTTATCTTTTTGTGAGGAGGAGAGGTTATTAAAAAATAATTTTTCAAAAAACTTTTTATCTGTTTTTCTCCCAATACCTTCATTAATACTTTGAGGACGATTCATAGTATCGTCTAAAATATGCACAAGAATATTTGCAAAATTAATCATTTCTTGTTGCATTGTTTTAATGGGAACAGTGCCTTGCTGAAAGAGTGCTCCGGCGGCTGGGGCATCTGGTAATGATGATGGTGTAATCGGGGACGCAATGCCAACTGGCGCAGGCGAGGGCGATGCTGGTTTTGCTGATACCGGAGCAGGCGCGGCTGGCGCAGCCGGCGCGGGTATATCTGCTTTTGGCATCGGTATATCCGCTTCTGGCATCGGTATTTCAGCCGTAGGCTTTTGTGCGCGCTTTAACATTACTTCAATCCCATTCGAGTTTTGACAACTTCATTTTCTGCTAATAATGCTTTAATTTTTTCTGGATTATTTGCATTATCTTTAAATTTCTTAATTTGCTGTTGAATCCACGGTTCCCATTTTTGTTTTTGTGGTTCGGATGCCATAGCGAGAAAGCCATTTAATTGCGCGATGCCAGCATCAGCTGTTTGAGATGTGGCACCTTCCGTACCTCCATTAAATAATGGTTTTAATAAAGTATTAGTTTGTGTGGGACCGACGGCGCCGGCTGTTTGAGAATCTGTTTCTGCTTGTCCAAGTAAAAGAAGTGCGTCGGCTAATACAGAATATAATGCAGTGGCTGCACCTTTTACTTTGTTGGCATTACTCATAATAAAAACATTATAAACTGCATTATATGCTTTAGATGATGCGCTCTGTTGTGCTTTAAATAAAGCTTGATCTTTTTCAATTTCAGCTTTTAATTCAACAATATGAGATTGTAAAGCAGTATAGAAATCTTTATATTGTGTAATTTGTGGTAATTTATTTTTAGTATTAAGTTCTAAATCTTTAACTAATTGACTACTACTAATAGCTATATTTAAATTAGGCAGAGTTGTATTTTGCAACATTTGTTTTAATGCTGTAAATCTTTGTATATCTTTATCTTTAAGAAATTCTGCTACAGCATCTCTCATTATTTCAGCACTATCTGCAACATCACCAAATACTGATTTAAGTGATTGCCATATTTTATAAATAGCTTCTGCGCCGGCGCCAATAGGACCAGCAACCCAACCTATTTGTGCATTTTTTAATATTTCTGCACAATTTAATATTTCTGCACAATCACCAACATAAGTTAAAAGCTTGCTTGCAAATTTATTTGGATTTTTATCTGTGACACGTGATAAAACATTACTAATTAATTGATCAATATCAGCTATAGAATTTACTTGTCCGGCGTGTTGATTAATAACAACACTTGGATCATTTTGTAATCTATTTTTAACTAACTGTACAACTTCTCTTTCCGGCAATGATGCTGGTGAATTTAATTCAGTAGCGATTAAAGTAGCAGCTTGATGCCATAATGAAGCGGCAGCATAAAAGCGTCTTTGTTCTGGTTTCAACGAATCACCTTCTGGTACATTCGTTAAAGCGTTAGTTTGTATATAGTCAGCCATATACTTAAATTTTTTGCCTATTTCAGCAATAACTACGTCAGCTTTTTTAATTAGTTTAGAAGCTGATCGTGAAGCTAATTTACCTTTGGGTTCTTTAGTTATTACATCAACCATTTTTTTATGACGAGAGAGTACGGTTTCTACAGTACCCAAACTATCTTCCGCATCACAGATAGCGTTATCTCCATCGGGATGAGCGGCATTTACTAAATCTTCGCCATCTTCATCTATAACTCGATAGAGATGTGTAGCGGCAGATTTATAGGTAAGAAATTTTGATTCTAACCCATCGGCTTGTTTGGCAAATCCCTCTTGTCTTAATTTGGCACAAAGAGAAAGAATTTTTTCATTAACTCCCATTTCTTGGCTCACATTGGAGGCAAGTAAGGATTTAATATTAATTTTAGAGGGTGGCGCTGGCGTGGCGTTTGCCAAATCAGCCATTACTTCTAAATGCCGAATATCTTTAAGTGTAAAGGTCATTAATTAACTCCGGAGACAGACTTCGAAGGAATGCAAAAATAATGCTAAATGATGGGATTATAGTTTATTTTCTTTACGAACTCGTAAGATTACTTTATCGGTTACATCGAACTCTCGTGCTATTTTAGCAATTGGTTTTTTATCATTCAATATAGAATAAATTTCTTCTTTTGTGAATTCGTGTCTATTATGAGCTTTTTTTCCAATGTTAGCAATTCCACATTTTTTTCTTACATCTTCTGGCATAGGATTACTTTCACTATATTTAAATGCTGGTTTGGTTTCTAAAGTTCCGTTTCTTTTAATACGTGATCCGTGTTTAGCACAATATCTAATATCATTTACAATAAGATAATCTCTATAAATTCCAATTATTTTACATCCGGGAGCGTTACATTTAAGTTCGCCAGATTGTAGCTTTTCGGCGATTTTAGCATCGTTGGTTAATTTAAGAGATGCTTTACGTTTTTCGACAACTTCTGCGGGATGTTTTTGACCTATATGAGATAGGGACATTTGTAGGCCATACACTACTATATCACTCAAAATATTGTATAGTCACAAATAAAGGAACTCCAACCACGAAAAAAGCGGGGTCGGAGGACTTGTAACCAATCCAACTGAAGGGTGATTCGGCGTAGGTTGCGTCGTTGTCAACATTCCTTTTTCATTCACAAACAAATTTGCATTTAGTGGATATGAGGCGGCAGTATCAAATACATCTGTTTGATAGATGCCACGCTGAAACCATACAGTAACTCTATGCGATCCTTGCGTAGAATCATCGCCTATAATATTTGGAATTTGATATGTATATCTAACGTTAGTCTTAATGGAGTTAAAAGTGCCGGTGCCGCCGTCGTCAAGATTTAATGTGGTGCCAACTGGGAAAATAACTACACCATTTCGGGGAATTAATTGAACGCTAACCGGAATAGAGACAAAGCTATCCGGAGAGATGTTAGGATTGCGTAATTCTGCTTTAATTTCAACATCTGTAATTAATGTGCCACCGGGTCCAGGAACGCCTACGGCGGGCACAACAACCAATTCATCCCAAGATACGGAGGTAAAAGCCTTGGTTTTGATATCATCTATAATACCAATAGGAGCCGTTCCATTAGAAACGGTAGCTACAACTGCATTGCCTGATGCTGTTAATTGAGCCACGTTCCCAGGCGTAAACGTTGCACTAATATCAACTGGCCAACTATATGGAAGACTATTGCCAACACTAATTAAACGAAGCATATAATTCCTTACTTTACAATACCACTATACTACTTATTATATATCACATATGAGTGTAAAATTTTCACAAAAACAAGAACAAATTGTAATAACTATCTATCATTCTTGTCAAAATTTGAATGAAACTGCGCGAAAATGTGGTTTTCTTTCTAATGTATCAGTTAAAAATATTTTAAAAAGAAATAAAATCGATGCAGTTTCTTTGGTCCTTAAACAATTTATAAATGAAAAATATTGAATTTATTCAGTATCCCAGCCGCGCGGGCCGGATGGGCGGGGAGCCAAAGGTAACCCCATAGATTTGCGTCGATCTTGTCTTAATTGATGCGTTAGCGCGCCGCCAAGATCGTCGAGTTCAGCATCTTCATCATCCAACATACGACGATATTCTTCATTTTGTTTTTGTTGAATAGGATCGCGTCTTACATTGAATTGCATAGGTTCTTCGTGTAAATCTGGATATGCTGCATCTTCTAAATCAACTTTATTCAATTTAAAATCTGGATGATATGCTTCTTCTGAAAACGTATCTGGATCGTTTAAATCCTCATCTTCAAAATCCTCGTCTCCTGAACGAGTTTTAAAATCATCTAACATAGACAGTAATTCTGATTCATCTACCGGTTCGTCGGTGTCTTTAGCATCAGAATCATCATATATTTTTATTGACCCATCGCCTTTAAACCAATTTGGATAATGTTTTTTTTCCAACTCATCGTGAGATTCATATGGTCCGTGAGTATTCCATTTACCACTAAATGGTTCTGTAACGTGTAAACGTTTATCTAACTCTTCTTTAGAACCAGTAAATCTAGAGGTATGATTAGGATCATTTGGCTTATCTAGATGCCAGTGTTCTCTTTTTTTATCTTTAGAATATGAAATATCGCCACATAAGGCGCAGTTATCATCTATGAAGTTTGCATCATTTGCATCAGATTCGTCAAAAACCCAGCCTTTTTCTTTTAAATTTTTAACCATCTTCTCGCTGGAAGGGGCTTTTTTTGCTTTGGGGGCTGACTTGGCTTTTGGTTTATCTTTTTTCTTCTTTTTAGATTTTTTAGCAGCTAATGACTCTAATACTGCAGTGATTAGCTCGGCGTGAACGCCCAATCCAGATTCATCAAAAATCTCCGCTGCAGCATTTAAATAATTTGCCGCCTTAACAAGCTGCTCTTCTTGTGCAGCCCGTTTATTTATAACGCCATCAACTAATTGACGTTCCATAGAATTAGCAATTTCATCAACAAAAGATTTTTTAATAAACATTAAATTTCCTGAGCTCTTAAGCATTGTAGCAAAAATTTCAACTGTTTGTGCGTCCAGCCTGGATAATATTGTTTTTTTGTAACTTCATCTCTACCTTCAGATTCAAGTTCCAATTGTTCTAACATACAAGTTTCGAACATCCCTGTTTCGCCAGTAAGCTCTTCTGCTCGCTTAAATGATTTTTTCTCCCTTAAAAAAGCTTCAAATATTTCATTAAAATTTGCTGGCAATTTCATTTTGGTGGCATCACCAGCAGCATTACTTACTTTTTTTTTGAATCTTTAAGTGCCCGCAAAGCTTCCATCTTTGCTTTGGCTTTTGCTTTCGCATCTTTGGCATCATTCATATCTTTTTTAGCCTTGGCATCCGCTTTCATTTTCTTGGCTTTTTCTGCTTCAGCTTTTGCCTTTACTTTGGCTTTTGCTTCATCAGCTTTTGCTTTTGCTTTTGCCTTATCTTCTTTGCTCATTTTGGCTTTTTTAGCCTCAACGATAAGATGATTCATAAGAATGAGAGTATTAGCTGATAAGTTTTCCAAACCAGCTTCTTCTAAATCAGAAGAGGCGCTTAATAAAGAATCAAATGCAGATTTAATTAACATATCATTCATTTCAACCCCAGCCTTTTTTGTTTTACATCCGCAAGTGCAGCCTTTTTTGCAACTACCCTCACAGCCACTTTTAGCGCATTTGCAAGTGCCTTTAATCGGCTTATCGCATACTTTACATTTTTTAGCAGCTGTAACCTCTAATGGCTCTCCCATTAATTCGGCAGAAAGTTCAACTTCGATTTCGGTAGGTTGATCTTCATCTGCAACTCTTTTAAAAGCTAACTTTTCAAGAACAGCAGACGATGAAAACATACTTTTGTATTCAGGATCTTTTAATATTGCGTCCATATTAGAAGCAATATCATACATATTATTCTGTTTCATAGTTTTCCTATTATTTACTTTATTAGTATCTACGATTACCGAATGCCTGGTCTAAAGCATCTTGAAGAGTTGCTTCAGGCTGAAGCTGCGACACTGTATCGCCGGAACCAATCATTCCAACTTGTGGAAAGGATGCAGACTTACGAAGTGGGTGTTTTGTAACAACGCGTTTCATTGCTTCAAAACCCTCATCATTCCAAGACATCATATCTTCTACGTGTGCTGTAATGGCTGAGCGCTCATCGGCAACGAGACCACGACGAACCATTTCATTGGTTAATTCGTATGCGCGGGCAATCTTGACTTTGAAGGTATTAACTTCTTCTTCAATTTGAGCCTTTGCGTGTTCTTTGAGAAGATCGGTGGCAAATTCTGCACCCTCTTTACCCATCTCGCCATAAAATGACTTCCAGTATTTGGCTACTGCAGCATCGAGCCCTTGTGCAACAAGCTGATCAAGATCAGATGCGGCAACTTTGCCCTCTACAATAAGCTCATTAAGGCGAGCCGCCTCTTTACGAACTTTTGGTCCGGCTTCGGCAACATCTAACATAGCCTTGTGTCGTTCTTCAATTGTTTCAACATACCCAAGATCACCGGAGGGCTTGACATCTAATTGTGTCTGACCGTCAGATAATTTATGTGCATCATTGAGAACTGGATTAAAGTTAACCGATTGAGCGGCTAATTTGGCTCGCGTTTCAGCGCGGGCTTCTTTAGTAGATACGTCAAATGCAAGCAATTTATTCAATTTCTCTGGATCGACATTTACATCATTCATATCTTCGTCCTCTTCGCCCTCTTCGCCCTCTTCGCCTTCGCCAACTTCGCCACTACCATCTTCGTCATCTCCGTCTGATGGATCTGAATCTGACGGATCTGAATCAGCAGCCATCATTTCCTCAAATGCTGCATCATTTTCATCGTCAGCTGCATTTGATGGTCCTGGAGCCGGAAGTCCGGGATTAACTGGAGCAAGTTGCGCTTGTTTTGCAAGTTGTTCTGAACCGCGGGCATATTTAACAAATGCGCCCATCAGGTTATGAACATCGGCAAGTGCACTCTTGGCATCAACAAAAGCCTCTTCAACAACGGTATTGGTATAATCGTTGCTTACTGTGCCCTCATCAAGAATGTCAGAGATGAGACTTAACTCTTCACGATGTTCATTAAGTTCGGCGATAGCTTTCTTCATACCGACAATTAATGATGCGTTAAGAGTGCGTTTCATTTTAACAAGAGGCTTAAGTTCGGTAGAAGCTGCTTTTTCAGTTAAGCCTTCTAATTCGCCCATTTCAGCTTGTTCACCGGTTAATACGCGAACAGCCTCTAATAGATCAGAGGCGCGATCACGCATTTCTGTAGCAAGTTTAAGAGCAATTTCTTTAGGATCGCCTTCTGCGTCTTCTGGCATTCCAGGAGCGGCAGCGGGAGCGCCCATATCAGGCATTGCGCCCATCATTGGAGGGGCTGGGGCAGCTCCACCGGCGTCAGGTGGCATTTCGGGCATTGCGCCCATACCAGCGACAGCTTGTGAGCTTTTATAAAGTGAAGCTGCTTTTTCGGCGCCGACTTTATAGACTTTTTCTAAAAGTTTAGTAGCAAATTCTTTAGTTGCCACTACTTCGTAGAGTCCGTCAACATTACCACCGGTAATTTCGTCAACCGTAGCTGTAAAGAGAGCCTCACCATCACGTGAAACCTCCCAACCACTTTGACCTAAATCTTGTGTGCCATCTTCATTCGCCACGCGAACAAATCTAGCTTTGAGAGATGCACGGCTGTGCAACTCTTTCACTTTTAGATCGTCGCCATAAAGACCGTCTACGGCGCCAACACCTGGGAACGGCTTTGCGCCGACCATTTGTTTATCTTCTTTATTACGATCCTTCTCATTAAGTGGATCTTTTGTATATTTAACTTTTCCTGGGGTAGGCTCATTACCTTCGCCACCGCCCTGAAAATATGCCTCTTTAGATTTCATCAGGTTCTCCTTGGCTCTTTGTAGAGCGGACGTACGACGAAACGTACGTTCTTCTATCTCAGCTCGTTGCACCATTTCTTTACGTTCTTTATCGCCGGGATGCATTCCATCAACTGGTCCCATACTATCGGCACCAAGCATATGCTTGTCCTCTGTGTTACGATCCTTTTCGTTCTTTGGATCTTTGGGATATTTGACTTGGTGTGGGGTGGGTTCGTTTACGCCACCAGCACCTTGGAAGTAGCCCTCTTTGTTCATCCCATTATTTGAATTAACAGACATAATTTCCTCTTTGATTTTATGCGATAAAGTTATTAAACTCTTTTCCATATCTTGAAACTTTGAATTGATAGAATTTCTCAAATCTTGCAATTCACTTCTTAATGCATTATTATTAGATGCAAATCGTGCCGGAGTATTCAGAGCTGCATCAGTATTAGGCAGATCCGTCTCTTTTACGGCTAAATCACCGGTCTGACCGTAGGCGGCAGTATCTGCTTCACTAACGTCAGTTTTCTCTAAATTAGCCTTTAAATTGGCTAATTTTTCGGATATGGATTTTAAATCATCTTCTAATTCTTTGAATTTAGAAACAGATGTTTCATCCATTGATAATTTTTTTAATTCTTGTTCTTTTACTTCAAGATTATGTCGTAAATTATTAGCAGCGGCTAATATTGTGCGAATTTTAGCTTGTGGATCTGCGCCATTTACAACAATAGAAAGTTCGATTGGATCAAGATCAATATTGATTTCGCCGTAGCAAGATTTATTACGCATATGTTGACAAAATTCACGCTCTGTGGTGGCAATTTGTCCGCAATCATAACAGATAGCTTTACCTACTCTTGTGCCCATCGATACGGAGGTCTTATAGCCGCTTGTAACGCCTCTGGCTAATTCTGGATATGAAACCTTATCTAAAGCACAAAGTGCGATTACACGCTTATTTAGACGATCATAGTAGGTATCAAGAATAATACCACGAATAGAGTCTACCTGATCGGACTTATGATCGACGCATAATGGCTTACCAACCCATTTTTTATAAGCTTTAAGCAATTCTGCTTCGGCAAAAATATCACCATTATGATTTTTATATGCTTTAATAGACGAATCATTAGAAACCCACTTCCAAGAGCCGTTAGCAGAGATATCCCAACTGACCGCAACAGGAGAACCGTCTTTAGTTAATTTAGTCGTACCATCTGTATTAAGCGACGACGCTTCTGCGGCAGTCATCATAACGGCAGAAAAATAAAGAAAATCTTCTGCTTTGGGAGCAATACGCTTTAATTGCGTAGCAAATTTTCTAAAATGCTCGTTAATTTCCGTATCATTTAGCTCTGCCAATACTGACTCAACTGTTTGAACATTATTAGAAGTAATCTCTGATAACTCGCCTATTTTGATAAACATTAGTTATCCTTGTTCCTGGTTAACTTGCTGTGGTTGTTCTTTATTCATTTCGCCTTTAAGATCTTCTAATTTCTTTAGAGTCTCTTCATCCGTTAGATCAAGAGGTTGTATAACATTAATATTTTCAACATCGCCATATTTAATTATCATAATGTCTCTCCTAAAATAGGTAAATATTACCTTAATGCCTTGACTCGTCTCGCATTTTCACACGATCTTCAACTAATTGCATTACAAGTGGCGATTTTTTTTCTACTTTTTCTTGTAATTCATTACTTATACTATCAACCCAATTTCTTGCCAAAATGTTAGTTTGTAAATGGTTTTTAACTCTTTCATTAACAATTTGTTCTAATTGAACTATTTCTTTTTTAATATTATCAATGGCTGTAATTACGCCTTTAGAGAAATCTTCTGATTGTAAATTGTCAAACAAATCTACAAATCTATTTACCTGAATTTCAATATCTTCAATAGAAGCAACAAATGATTTTAATAATTTTTCAGTTTGTGTATCAGATGTAAAAGGCTGCATTATAACATAGGCTTTAAAGGCTGCTTTTTTAAATTTATTAAAATTATTAACAACCTTATCTCTATAACGACGTAACATAGCACGATGTTTAAAAATTACTTCTGGAGTAGTATCTGGGCTTTTCTTAAATGGATTATAAATAAGATTTAAATGTTTATCGCATTGTTCTACAATCTTTAAACAATGATTAAACCATCGCATAGCTTTTTCGGCTCGCTCTTTTTCACTATCAGAAATCTGATACGTCAGCATTGAATTATAGGCTTGTTTTTTAAACATTATACAAATCCTCCGCCTATTACCGATGGTCCAACCATATTAGTTATTTGCGTATTCTGATCAAAAACGCCAACTGCTGGAATTTGAGTAGATTTCATCTCTTCATCATTAATGTCTTTTAAGCCGTAATTCTCTCTGGTCTGTTCTGGATTATCAGTATAATAAGTATCGGTAAAAGCTAATGGATATGTTCTAATAGTGGGGTCCGCATAAGGAGCCCAAGACCCTCTTTCTTGCGTATCAAGAGTATAATCTCTTGATGTTTCATTTCCATCGTGCGTATTAGTTACAATATCATAAGCATTATTGGTATCAATATTTTTATCTGCTTGACAAATAAGTTTTATAAAAAATTTTTCCATCTTGTTATCAATACGCATTCCAAAACCCAAATGTTTGGCTTCTTTAATTGCTTTTTTACAATTCCATTTATCTAATAAGCATCTCACTAATCCAATAAATAAGCCAGTACGATCTTTGCCGTGAAGACAATGCACAAAAGTTGGAACTTTCTCATCTATTAAATTATAGATATTATGTTTTAATAAATATTTAACACTATTTTTATCGTGACAATTAAGTGGAATTATTATTTGCTCAATATCTAATTTTTTACAAAGTGGTTTAATAAATTCTCCCGCTTGCTCGTCAAGTGAAATAATTTTTTTAATATTAAACTTTTTCTTCAAGGCAACAATATCCGATAAAGAGGGCTTGCCCCCTCTAAAAAGATTAGTTTTAACTTGATGAAAATTTTTCATTTTATAAATTTCTTACTATACTATTTAATACAGCTCTTACATAATTTGGAGAATGCATCATTAAAATATTTTTAGTTAATGATATTGCTTGTCCAATACTGGCAGAAGCTGGGATTTTTTTATTAGAAATATTATATTCATTTAACATATATATTTTTTTCTTTAGCCCATTAATAGATTTTTCTCGACGTTCTCGAGATATGCGTCTCATAAGAAATTTGATAATTTCGGCTATATATTTTCCAGCATAAGACGGATCTCCCATTTCTATGGCTGATGCTACTTTAGCTAAATTATCTTCTAAACTATCTATAAATTTTAATGCTTCTTGTAATGCTAATTCCTCTGGATTACTTTCTTCCTCTATTAATGCATTATCAAATACATTTTTATAAATTTGTTTAAATTGTTTTAATATTTCTGGTGGAAATTTAGCAGTTATTTGTCTAATAAGTGAAGAATAAGTAATCTCTTCATTAGTAATATTGGCTTTTTTATGTTTAAAAAATTCAATTTGACGCAATCGTTTAACGGCTTGCGCTTTAGTTTTAAATTTACCTAAAAGCTTACCTTTTTTAGAATATACTCCCCAATAGCCTTTGGGTATTTTTTTAATAATAGCTATTTTAGATAAACCTATGGCGTCTGTTTTGCACAGCTCTTCAAATAATGAGCTATGGATTAACAGTGTATTAATCATTAAACCCTAACATTGCTTTAATTTTTCTTGTATGCCCAGAACCCAACAATACATCATTCAAACTACCACTACTATTTACTTCTGTAAAGGCTTTAATAGCCCAAGTATTTATATAAATAATATTACCAGATTTTATCTCATTTTGTTTATTAATATAAAAACAATCAAGAATTATAAAGTCATCTACTATATCTTTTAAAAACCCATAAATTACACCGTTAACTTTTTTTACGTGATCGCTCATTACCAGCTCTTCGTAATCATCGCCAATGGAAATTTCTAATAATTTTTCTTTTAAGGTTGGTAATAATGCGTTTATTTTACTCATTTTTTATCTCGTAAATGTAAATCAAACCGCGAGGCGACGCGCATCAGCTCTTTTGAAGTATAAGGATATGAAGAGTTCTTTAATATTGAATAATTATTACTTTCAGATGCAGAAATAAATTTACTCATTAGTGCCATTAATTTGTTCATAAAAGATGCCCAATATGATTGTTGGGGTTGTAATTGCGTTGGCACTGCTGCCGATGGCGCATGGGTATCACTAACTTGTACGCCGGTAGCATTATGCATGGCTTTTATAGCATTTTGATAAGTAGATCTTGATTTGGTTCGATCGACTTGAGCTTGCATATCTCTTAATCGAATAACTCCGGGCATTGAGCCGTGAAATAAGCTATTTTCTTTATATGCTTTTGATTCAAAATTAGGATCAAGTTTAACACCAATATCATAATACTTTTTACTCCATACGCGATTACCAACTCTAATCGTTTCTGGATGTTCTTCAACAAATATTGCATCAGGATCATTGCGCTGTATGCCTGGTAATCGTAATCCAACTGGCAAATATGTGGCAATATAAAATTTTGCTGCGGATTCAAGTGGTCTGCCATTAAAGTTTGCTTGAGCTTGAATATATTTTTTTACATAATCTAATTGCTCTATGGCTGATACATTTCCAAATTCTTTCCAATTTTTATCATATCCTAAGCCTTTTAGAGTTCCCTCTGAAAATTGAATTAATCCAATTACGTGGGCTCCGGCTTGATTGGGAATATTAGGATTAATTCCTGATTCGGAAGCCATAATTGCAATTATATCTTCCGGCTTCATGCCTACTTCAGAGGCAATCTGCACCAATTTGGGATAAAAATTTGCACCTAGGTTTGCCATTAGTCTTCATTATATTGGTCGATTTGATCTGAAAAATCTTCATCGCCAACACCCTCGGGTTGTTCTAATTCTTCATCTGTTTGTGGAATTTTAGCTGCCTCTATTCCAAATTGTCTTTTTATACTTCGAATAGTTAACATACCTTTTGTAGCCGAAACTCTGCATTTAATATGCAATTTAGCGACACCAGATAAATATGTATTAATATCAGCTAAATTAATTCTTGTATATATTTCTATAGACTTATCTCGTGGATTAAATTCATCCATTACAGGATCGGAGTGCGTAACCCAACCATTATATATGGCTTGTTTCATTAGTGGAATTAAATTTTGTTCTATAGATTCTATGTAGGGTTCTAAACTAGTAAATCTCTGAACAATACCCAAACGTGTTGCAAAATCTTTTATGACCGTTCTTGTTGTCTCTGGTGTAATTCTCATTTTATCAGGAGTAATAGCTCTTAATAAACCAAGATCAGTATATGATCTATCTATGCGCCCTTCAGGCAAATCAAGCGTAGGTGGGCGTAAAAAATTTTGCCTTTCCTCAACTAATTCTTGTGGCTTTGGTGCAACATATTGTAATCCGGATCGCATCGGTTGCTGAACTTGAGGAGTGCCTGTTGGAGGCGTCTTTCCCAATTCAGCTTCTTCTGCCGGACTAGTTACAGCCGGCTTTGATTTTAAAAAATCAAAAATGCCCGCAGTCTTATAATTATTTATAACGTTATGGGCTATGGTGAGTAATTTGGCACTTGCCTCCGAATTAGTATCTTCTAGTTGTGCAGAATATTTTAATAATTCATTAACAAATAATGATGAATTATTTTGATTTGCATAAATAGAAATTTGATCAAGAAATGCCATATGTGTTTTTTTAGTAACCGGATGAGGCAGATCCATTGTAGTGAATTCATCCACTGGACCTTGCGTTTTTTCAAATTCGTCTAATTTTTTAGTTTTTTCTTCATTCTCCGGCGGTTTCGGCTGTTGCTTTTTCCACTCTTCAAAAGACAATTCATTTATTTGGTTTTTTGGCACTACAGGTTGTCCTGGTAGCGGTGGAGCAACAAAAGGTGTTGGAGGCGTTGGAGGAGTTTTTTCTTTAATACTTTGCTCATATCGATCATTTTCCTCAACTTGTTTGATATTAAAATCATCATATGTTTGAGGTGTGCGCGTATTATAGTCTTGTTGTTTTTGCTGTTGTTCTTGTAAGGCTTGTGCCGCTTTAGCCGCCTTATGTTGTTTCAACGGTTCAATAACTTCTGCACGATAATGTGTATAAACCTTATGATATGCTTTAAATTTTGCCACAAAGTCTTTGGATTTAGCAATATAAAGCGTTGAATTGCGTCGAGATACGCCACTCTCTAATTCGCTAAATATTGATAAAAGATCTCTTAACATTTTATCTGATTTTTGCACTAAATTTGTCGTTAAATTTTTAATTTTTTTAACGAAATCAGTATTGAATCTTTTTTCTAACAACCGACGTGAGAGACCTTTGCCAGTTAAAATATTAGCCGCCGTATCTGTAACTATATCTTTGCCTGATAAAAATTTCTCTTTCGTCCAATCAAGAATACCGGCTTCTTTAACTAAAGCGTCAAACTCTTCACAAGCCTCTTTAATAGCGGCATCAGGATCGTATTGAAATAATTCTTCTTGCTCCGGACCTTCAAAATCACTTAAAAAGTAATCATAATTGCCTATTTCAATATTTTTATAAAATTGTTCTAAAATATGAGCAATGGTTCTTACGCGGGCATGAAATCCGGTAATTTGATGAGCTGCATTTAAATAATCACGTTGACGTACGTTGGATTTTGCAAATCTAATAAGAGGTCTAACATCTGCAGCTATATCTCTAATTTCTTTATCAACATCTCTCATCTTTTGCATTATTGCTGCAAATTCATCGTTACGATACTCTAACGCTTTACCTGAAAGGTTAGCCGTTTCCCAAACCCTACTACGTAATGATCGTTTTTGAGCGAACTTATCCATTTAAAAACCTCAAGAGACTATAATTCAGAAGAATGCAAAATTATGGAGTATTGAAGCTTAAATAATTATGGTGCGGGCGGAGATGCGGGACCGCCAGCTTCAGGGGGAGGAGGTAATCCTGGGGGCGCTTCAAGTCCAGGCATTCCACCACCACCACCACCATCACCACCGCCGCCAGAGGGCTCATCGTAAGGACTCATGCCTGGAAGAGGAGCGTCTAAGGTTTCCGGAATTTCATCCTCTTCATTAAGAGTGCGCAATTCATTTAAATTCATTTGTTTTAGAGATGCTTGTTCTTTTTCACGAATAGCATCCGCTATGTCTTCTTTACGAATTTTACGGCGCTCTTCCTCCCATTCTAAGCCTAATGAGCGATATAAAGTATGAACCGAGACTCTCTTTTGTTCGCCGGTTAAATCTTTTAGACTCTGAACATATGATTCAAGATCAAATAAACTCATATGATTCCAATCAATTTCTGGAATAATTAAAGTTTTTTCACCATCCACATAATCATAAAATTCATTTAGTTTAGCAATGGGTTGAAAAATCTTTTTTCGCAACCAGGCTGACATCATATTTCTAAATTGCATATAGCGTTGACGCAAAACATCCAATGATATTCCACCGTTAGCATAGCTAATATCACCGCCACCCTCAATAACAATTTGAGGAATCATAAGACCGGCATACATTTCTTTTAACAACTGCGCAAAGTCATTAGTTGTATCGTATATGCCGGCTCCGGCGCCTACTGTTTCAACAGTTACAGCATCGTGAGTAAAAATTTTGAAATTTTTATCTGAAGTTGCGGCTGACCACACTTCACGCCAAGCGTCTAAATCTACCGGACTAGCGCGATAATCAGATGTGCCGCCGCCTATTTTAACAATTCTCATAGGATTGATCATATCTTGCGCTTGTGCAAATTTACACTCTTTGATCATATCAAATAACATTAAAGAGCGAAAAATACTTACCGGCAATCCGGTTCCTCTCACTTCATAAGGACTAATACGACGAGCCAAATGAGAGACATATAAATTATCTAATGGAATATTTTGTCCGCGGCGCACATAATTAATAATAGTATCATTTAATTGTTTGCGTTGTTCAATATCGGCAGGCAAATTGGACATACAAATACGACGCAAACTCTCATCTGGTCGTAACATTATAACCGGTTCGCTTGCTATAACCGAACGTTTAATTACGATATAATCTGGATTTTGAATATGCAGCCGAGACCATTTGGCATTTCTCTCATCTAATTCGCCATAGATAACCGCTTCGCCTAATAGCCAATATTCTTGAGCTGCCTGCGAACAAATATTCATTAAGTCAATTTCTTCAATCATATTACTAAAGAATTTTTCTACTTTTTTATTTGGACATTTAATATTAAGCTTACTTATAGGATAAGTGCTGTGCAAATTAATTGCATTTTGCACAATGGGATTTAAAGCATAAAAGCTGCGACACCAAGCATTCATTGTAGCTCGATCGCGAGGTAAATTTAAATTACTTGTTAGCCATAACGGTGAATAAACTTCTGGATTTTGATAAGTAGAGTTATTAACACTTCCTTTAAAGGAATTTGCCGCAGAATCTCCTGCAGATTGTGCGTATTTTTGGAATTCACTTACGCCACTAACAGCGTAAGATGCTGGTCCTAATGCAGTACCTCGAGAATTGCTCGCCGTACCATCGCGAAAAGTTCCCTGCTGCACCTCACCTTCTAGTTGTTCTCTGCGATATTGAGAAACAGCTTTATACATTTGGGGAGTTACAGGTGGTGCTAATTTATTATTGTCTGCCATTTAAAACCTATGTCATTTAATATATATCATACAAATATTATCTAGAAGAATAAACAGCCATCACTGATGCTTGTTTTTTCTTTCCAATATCATTTTGTAATAAAGAATTTCTTACTTGAAAACCTTGAGATAAAAAGAACTTATATGCTATATAAGCATTTAATAAAGCCATAAATCCATCATTTACGCCTGCTTTAATATAGTGAGGAGTCACTTCTCCGGTTCGCGAAAGGCTTGGTTTAATTTCCATATTAGCACAATGCTGAATGAGCCAAGCTATTTGTTCATAACTGCCCAGCGGAAATCTAATTAAACCTTGCTTCATCTGCTCATATAATTCCATAATCCAAAAATCTCTTTCAAATGTAATAACTTTAGGAAAGATATCTGCATTATATTTAACTTTTTCTGTAACTCTACCTGCTGCCTGAGAGGCAAGAAATTTATCACCATATTCTGTTTGCATAATTTCATTAAAATCGTGCGCATATCCAATATCGCAAACTGCTAATTTGCATTTATATCTTTTCATTTCTTCATCTAAAACGCTTTTTTTACTCGCTAAATCATTTCTTTTAAATTTAAAAGCGTGTTCAATAGATAATTTTCCGGGACCCGTAAGGGATAAAACTACCGCAGTGCTATAACTTTGTCCCTGTCCTCTAATTTTATCAGAATTAACCAACTGTTCCAGATCGGCTTTAGCGCCGATATCTATTCCAAGAAATGTGATAACTTCTTCGCCTGGAGCGACAGCCCCTCTAAATTTTCTTTCTGGATCGCCACATTTGATGCGAATTTCTTCTGGAGTAATAATTCCAGCTTCACCTTGAAAAAATTCTCCCAAAATTTCATTTTGATACGATCGCTCGGTGTTAATTGCCGAATTACCTGGCTTCTTATCCATAATCTGTTCTTTGGTAAATTCTGGCAAATATAATTGATTTAAATGAAATCCAACGAATTTTGCCTCTGCTGGATCTTTTAATGGAATCCATTTGCCGCGATCAATGGCTTGTAACCGATCTTGTTCATAATTACAATGAGTGCATTTAACTATATTTCCATAAATCCAAATAGATTCCCAATCATTAGATCCAGGCGTATAAAGGGGGAAAGTTTTTTTACATTGCTCGCAGCCTAAATGATAAAATTGTTGCGAAGACTGTTGCCATAAATGCCAAAATTCAGAGCCCCGTTGCAATGGTGTGCCAAAAAATACCTGCACGCCTTCGCCAAGCATTCCATATTGTGCTTTAGTTAAAACTTTTGTTGAATTAGATAATGCCGCTGGCGGCATTTCTTGACAATTATGAACTATTGGTCCGCCACTATTCTTACTTCTTCTCGAAGGAGCAATAACAAAATTATGATTATCTGCAATTTCAATATCATAAACATTTTCCAATGTATTACATAGTTCAATACTATCTACTACTGTAAAATTATATGATTTATAATCATTATTCCATATATAGTCACTATTAATATAGTTACTTACTTTATATGATAAATTTTTATGAATATATGGTCGTATAATATTGCATAATTCGCTAAATCCTTTTTTATTAAAAAATAGTGAAAAATATTTTTTATTATTTGAAGCCTTATATAATTTATAATGACACTCAATACCTAATGATCTAAATTTTTCAACAAATCTTATGTGACTATCTTCATCAAAGGAGTTTGTAGATATGCATCCGCTAGACCCAGTATTCCAAGTATTTCTATTACCATCATCCATAAACCATATTGCTATCCCGCGAGCGTCTAAATTATCTAAAATCCATTGAGGACAAGTAGTTTTAGTAAGAGGTAATTCTTCTTGTAATCCAAATGTTTTGGTGCAAAATTTAATTGCTTCTTTATTAGAATAACCATTTTTTTGTATTTTTATAGTTTTACAATTAAATTGTTCAGCTTTCCATTGACAATATTCTGTTTGTTTTATATCATGTATAATATTTAATCTATATCTATTATTTTTATAGGTGGATAAATGACCATCTCCAAGAAATGATCCTAAAATAATTTGCATTTGATCATCATTAACCGCTCGAATACAAAGATTAGTTCCATTTGATGTTTTTAATAAAGTTCCGACAGTTAAATTATTAGCTTCTTTCCAACCATTTTCAGTTAGAAACCTATGATTTGGAGTACATTTAATTATTTTATTACCACATATTATTTTTAATAATTGCCTTTCTCCCTTGTTCCAAGCATTTGTTATTTTTTTATATTCAAAAAGTTCAGTATTTTCATTAAATGATTTAATAAGGGGGGTTGTTTTTCCTAAAAGGAAATTATCATATAATTTTCCTATTTTTTCTTTTCCATCAGTAGTTTCAACATACTGATCATATGGAAAACATTCATCAAAGAACATAACATCAGCCGTTTTTCCACGTAATCTGGAACCCTCTAAACCAACCGACTCAATCCATAAATGATTACCACCAATAAATTGTTTAAATCCCATATTATCATTTGCTTGTGATGAAGTATCAATCAATGACTTCATATATGGTTTTTGTCCTTTTTTACCATTAGTAAGATTAACTAAAATGGAGGACTCAATCATAGAGGCTAATTTTGTTTTTGAATATGCTGCTGCACGATCCAAAGTGGGCCAATTATGAATAATTCTCATAGGAGGATTATTAGCCGTGCCAAATAATCCAGAACCCATAAAATACATCTCTAATGCAGATGCAGTCGTTGTTCCGGCAACCTGGCGCGCCTTAACCCATACTACTGGCTTACCATCTCTATCTAACGCTTTAACACCTATGTATCTAAAAATATCAACTAACGGCTTATAGCCGCTGGCGGTTAATCTAAATGGCTTACCATCAAGAGTTAAATATTTTTCTGACCACGCAACTGGATCCATAGCTAATAATGAATCTCGTATCTTATTGAATATTTGGTCTGACATATAATGGCTTATTAAAAATAATTTTCTCACAAATTTAGGTTTGCAAGTTTTATGTTATAACTGTAATTGTAGTAAAATTACTGCTGCTTAAAAGGCTCACAAATAGATAACGGGTCATCTGTTGTTGCTGGCGCCGACTGATCGACTTTGCCAAGATGTAAATCTACTTTATTATGATCGGCTTGCTGCATTGTAGCTTCACCAATTCTTTTACTTATATAAGCCTTTACACCGTCATCTACATCGCTTCTATCTGGTAATTTATTGCGCACATCATCTAATTTCATTAATTCATGACATACGGATTCAACCGAAGTTCCGGGACGATCTGCAACATAATTATCAATAAAAACTTTCATTTCTGGAATAGTTTTAAAACTCTCTGGCTCACTATCTAGTGAAGCTTTTACTCGCAATAATGCATTTAATCCGGTGCGCTCTTTTAGATCTTTAACAGCTTCATCTACATTTGAAAATTTAGATTTGGTATTACCTATGATAGCCGAAATATCATCATAAATGGATCGTTGTGCCTGCGATTGAGATTGGACGGATGTTTTTTCTAAATTACCAATAAAATCATCAATCCAAGAAGGATTATTGGCAGATTTTTCTGCAGAAGAATCATCTCTACTTACACTGGGTAATGCTCTTCGTGAATATTTATTAGACATTAAGCTCCTAATTAGGCGTTATAATTGGGTGGATAATCAAAATTATTTTCAGAAGAACGTTGGTATGGCTCTTTATCATCAACCATAAACCCTCTATCTGAACGGGGCATTGGGTAACCCATATCTTGTATTAATTGAATAACTTCTACTTTTTCTCTATCTGTTAATTTCCACTTATCTGCTTGACGTCGAAATAAATCCTCTATATCTTTACCACCAGATATTGTGCCATTGATGCATACTCTTGCAATACGTGAAATAAAAATAGGCACAGTTACAATAATTCCACCAATACTAGCAATTTTTTGAGCTTCTTTGGTAATTCCAGAATTTAGAGCGGCTTTCTTTTTACGTCTCACTAATTCTTTATCTAAACGCCCCATACCATCTTCCATTGAAATGCGGGCATCTTCGGCGTGTGATATATCTATTTTACCTTCGTGATCGTCTTGTAGCATTTTAGATAAAAGACCTAATCCCTTACCCAAATATGATTTAGCTCTTTCAATGCCAAGCGTTTCGCCTTTATGTTTGGGTATTTTATTTAAATAATCTTTTACCCAATGCAAATCTTTGGGTTGATCGGCGGCTTTAGACTTATCCTCTTCTTTTTTATCTTCCTTATCACCTTTTGTTTCTACCACCAAATCATCGCCCAGAACTTCGACCAAATCATCGGCTCCTGGCAAAAAAGGTAAAGTAAAAGATAATTCGGCTTTGATGCCTGCTTCGCCTTCTGGCGCGTGCATTTCTACAACTTGTTCGGCGCTTGGCATATTATCATAGAGAACGACCTCATTATCATCTTCCGCCTCTACTGGAAGAGCAACTATCATATCCTTGGCTAAATTAAGTTGAGCACCCTTATACATTGACATTTAAATCCTATTGATAAAATTCAAAAATATGCAAAAATATCACTTTTGTAATATTAAAATTTGATTTATATCTATCTTTTCCCCAGATATTAGTATTTAGCATACCTATTTTATATCGACAAAGTGCCAACTATTTGATTTAAAATAACTTTTCTTTTCAATAGTCTTTCTTTTCTTGTTGCCCAATTAGTCATCCCATAGTAAAGGTTACGATATTCTTGACCATCAGTATAGTAAGTAATAGGATAAGAATTTGTTCCACCCATACCAAGCCCTTCTCCCACTTGTGAGTAATATGGAGATCCGTTGAAACTTATCTGTTGTGCAATTCCGGCATCCGACTGTCCGTAGTTGCAATCCACTACTTTAGAACGTTTCTTGAACAAATGAGCTGCATATTTGCATTTTTTAGGCTCTACATTCTTGTCTAAAATATCCATATTGTGTGCAACAATATCATTGTTATTATCAGCGTCTGGATCAATTTCTTGCATTTCATCCATTGCATCACCAGCTGTATGGCAAGCTGACGCAATGCTTAAACCAAATGGACACTTTGCATCTTCATTGTTTCTAATGACCGATAATTTAAACATTTGCTTTATTTAGCCTTATATTTATCTGGACGAGAATTAAGTATATTATCTATGTCTTTTTTTCGCTTCTTTCTTCTTTTTGCTCGAAAATCAGATACGCTTTTATATTTATCTAAATTTTGATAAAGACCCTCGCCATAATCATAGTTCTTGCGGATTTGAGCTTTTTTATCAATATCTATTTTACGAAAATCTCCATTTTCATCTTTGAAGTAACCTAACTCACTCATTGCATCAACCACTGCTTCGTAAGCAACCACGCTATAATAATAACTATCTCCGATATTCATCCTATCATCGCGCTGATTGGATAAATAATCTCCAACACAAGATTGCACCTTATCTTCTGATAAAAAATCAGGACCTATAATAGACTTCAGTAATGTAATTAGATGATTACGCGGTTTCTTTTTGTCTGTCATAAAATCCTCTTTGACATAATTTTAGAATAATATGGCACTAATGCTTCGGTAATAGGTATAAATTTCCACATATTCATTTTATTTATTAAATAAACAGCCCTATCTGCATCAAGGGAAAGAGCTTTATTAATATTTTTAGATAGATAAGACTTTTCTGATTGCATAATATATTCTGGATTATGTTTAATCCATTCAATAATTTTAGGATCAACATCAAAACCTAATTTAGCTGCTAAATATACTACTCTAATAATGCGGTTAGTATTATATTTAAATGTTAAATTTGGAGTTAAACAAGTTCTTATAATTTTATTTTCTAAATCTTTAATACCCTGACCAGTTATATCTTTAACCCTTTTAAAATCTAATGACATTAATAACGTATTACAAAAGAAATCCCTACTATATAATTCTTGCTTCATTTCAGTTGGGTTTTCAATTCCCATTATTTGCAATATTTGAACTATATTAGGTGTTCTAAAATTACTGGAAAAATCTATTTTAAAATCTTTTAAATAAATAGATATATGTCCAGGATCTTCCGGAGCATGATCACGCGGGCGCGTATTCTTAACCAAGATTGGCATTTGCTTGCGCAATTCCATCGCATATGATGCCGCTAAATTAAAAACAGTCTTATCACCAGTAGTAATATCAATATCATTAAATGATTTTTGTAAATTCCCTAAAACTCGATCGCGGACGAGCCCTCCCACAATCAGGGGTTGTGAGGTGCCGCTTTCGGTGGCAACATCATCCAGTAAGGTAAGGAGTAATTTAAGTGACATTGGTTATGGTATTAATTGTGTTGGAACTTGAGATACTTCTTCGGCAGGCTCTGTCGGAGGGGTTAGCATTGCGGATTGTGCCGTAGGAGTCGGTTGCGATGGAAGAGTTGGCTCCTTTGTTTGATCTTGTAATTCCTCACTTAAGGCATTGTCCTGTATTTGCTTACGCATTTCTTTGCGATTTTCATCTTTATCTTTATCGAGCTGCAATTTATGCTGTAATTGCTGTACATCCGATCTTGTTTCAGGCTGTTCTGTAAGATCTATTTCAGCCGAT